CCGGTCGGCGTCAGCGCCGTGAAGACCGGCGTGTCGGTGGCTCCGGCGAGGTCTGCGCGATCACAAATCGCGTAGGATCGCGCGGTGCTAATTGCCGTGCCGCCGACTTTCAGGTTAGTCCCAGAGATCGCGAACAGCGCGTTGTCCGCGCCGTTTGTCGCATTGCACACTCCGCCAGTCTGGACGAGGGTGTGCGTTATCGTGGAGCACCCCTGGTTCGGGCAGGTATTGTTGATCACTGAGATCTGAGACCCAGCCGCCGCCGGGACGACGAAGTTCGGAGTTGCCAGCGAGACCGTACCAATTGTCGGCGGCGGCGGTGGGCCGCCGGCGTTGAACGCCATGTAGACGCGGCTCTGCTTCGAGTTTGAAAATGGACCACCGCTGGAGCTATCCTGGACGGAGGCTGTCATCGACCACGGCCCGGCGGCTACGGCCCCTCCGGAGTCGAATAATCCGTCAGAACTGTACTTATTGCCCTGTCGCAGGACGGCCCCAGTCCCACCGGCTACTGGACCAGCCGCCGAGTTACCAATGTTGCCGGCCCCCATGATGATCAAATTGTTCGCGCTAGGATTGGTATAACTATCCGTGTACGTGACCTCGACTACTGGATCTACGGAATTCCCAGCACTGACAAAGACTGGCACGCCATTCGTGTCGGTGTAATCCGTGGCTATCAGATACAGGAAGTTCGCCCCCGGGCAGGTGACGACGAAGTTGCCGGAGGTCGGGGGATTTATTAGATAGAACCCCGCGACTGGATTGTTCCCGCCCTGCGCGACCGTGGTGATCGCGTTCGGCGGATTGATCATCGCAACGCCGCCATAGGTGATGCTCGGGCTCGTACAATTCGCGAACTCCAGGAACGCAATCAGCAGCTTGGAGCCGGTCCCCAAGCCATAGCTGACCGTGTAGGGCGACGATCCAGTATCAAGGCGATCACCTCCCTTATTGAACACGAGCGCCACCACGCCCGTGGTCACCGTCACGGCTATCTGCTGATAGGCATTCGCGATGCCACTCGCCGATGCCTGGACGCATGCCTTGTAGGACCCCGCCGCCGCCGTGCCATTGTAGGTCAGTACGTAGGGACTGTTGCTAGTCGAGAAGTTGCTCGTGTCGTTAGAACCGGGGCACGCCGAGTTCGCGGAGACGAGCGACAGCGTGCCGCCGCGCGCTGCAAAGGTAGGGGTCAACGGGCTCATCGTGATGGTCAGATTGCAGGAGCCCGCGGAGCCCTGCGTGAATGAGCAAGTAGCTGGGCTGATGCCGGCGATGGTCGGCGGGGGTATCTTACCAGACGACATGAATAGTCCACTTCCCCACGGCGCGGCGCGGGCCGCGGTGTCTACCGCGAGGACCGCGGACGCTAGGGCAACAGCCGTCACGATGATGATCGTCACAATCCATCGATGCATTGGAGCACCCACTACCAGTTAATCGCCGGTCGGCATTGGGATCAACGGCACCGGCCAATAAGGTGAGCTAATACGACGGCCCACTTTGATTGCCGCCGACAGCATTAAAGACGTTGCTGCCGCTGTCGCAGCTATTGTCGGCTGTGTACCCGTTTCCCGACGAAGACGGAGTGTTCCAGCCAGCGCAAGTCCATATCGTGATCCTCCTGACCCAGTGCCTGCCAGGTCCGCTAGACGAAGACGCCCCGGTCACGTAGGTCCCTATGGCGGTAGTCCCGCTCTCCCAGCAGATCGCGGAGGTCTCAAACGTGCACGCATCACCACAACCGCCGAACGTATGACATGGCGCCCAGCACGGGCCGAATCCCCTCCCGTCAGCCCACTGCCTATCGTAGTAGCCGCAAGTTCCTATCGTATTGTTAGTTCGACTGGAGACGACCAGCATGGCATTGACGTGGTAACTACCATCTGATGGATTTATGTTGCAGCACGGAAAATAAGACGGCTGTCCGACAAACGTGGTACCGTCTGCTGATACATAAAATGTGCCGTTTCCGGTACAGGCAGTATTGTTGCCCCCGCTTGCCCAGGCTGTTGCGGTCGATGGTGGCACTGCCGGACAACTGGTTCCGGCGTCCACCTCCAGCCCGGCAGTTCCCCCCGGCTTGTTGCCGAAGAAACCGAAGTCGTCGATGATCTCGGTGTTTACTGTGGACGTTACGTTCACATAAGCGTTCGGATCGATCCGTACTTCCTCCTCCAGGAACATGTTGGTTAGAGGAAAGAACGGGGAGTTGATCTGACTAGTATTGTCGTTGGGGGTCCACTGGGATAGGAGAACCTGAGTTCCGCCGTCCTGCACTAACTGATACGCACCAGAGTTGAATGTGCCTCCGGCCCACAGCGCGGCGTTGCCTGCGCCGGCCTCGTAGAGCCAAGACGCTTGATTTGACCACTGGTATGTTTGATTGGCGGGCACAGTCACGATGTTGTGGTTTAGGAAGGCGACGCGATTGGTGAACGTCCCCGTGTAGGCAAAGTCGAAGTTGAGGCACGTCGTGAATCCCATCGCGGCGGCGGGGCCGGGAATCGCGCCCACATAGTTCGGTCCGATGTCGCAGGCGACGCCGCCGCCGGTCGGGTTTATCGTGACTGATATCTGCTGAAAGGCACTCGTGATGCCACTCGCGGACGCCCTGACGCAGGTATTGTGGGACCCAGCCGCGGCCGCACCGTTATAGGTTATTCTGTAGGGACTGTTGCCGACCCCGAAGTCGGTCGTGTCGTTGGAACCGGAGCAGGCCGCGTTCGCGGAGACGAGCGCCAGCGTGCCACCATCCGTCGCAAAGGATGGGGACGACGGGCTCATCGCGATGGTCAGATTGCAGGAGCCCGCGGTACCCTGCGTAAATGTGCAGCTGGTCGGGCGTATGCTGGCGATGGTCTGCGCCGGCGGAGGCGAGGACGTCTTGCCCGTCGACAAGAGCAGTCCACCTCCCCACGGACCGGCGAGGGCCGCGCAGGCCGCCGGGACCAGTGCGATCAGGATCGAGACGAGAGACCACCTCCTCAAGGCTTGAAGCTTAGGATGTTGGCTGCGCTATCATCGAGCGTGGGCCACGTCCAAGTCGGGTTTATGGCGGCGGCGGCGGGCTGGATGAGGTAGCCGGCCGCTACGCCCTCATTTGTGCTGTTATTATTCATATAATCTAATTGGGTGATCCCGCTGTCCACGGTTGGAGTCGAGCCTTGGCTGTTGGACAGCGATACAGAGGTAACGATTAGCTCATTGTTAGCCGTAGGAGTGATAGAACCGGTCTGCACGCTGGACTGCAAGCCGCCCGACGTGGCGCCGCTGGAGGATCGATCGAGGGTAATCACGGGGGACGACGGGCCGGAGAATGACTCCACTACGATCGAGGGATACGTGTTACCAGATCCGGTCACGGTAAAGGTCTGAGACGAGGTGACCGTCGGGGCGACTAAGAACCACGTGTCTATGGCACCATTAGCGGAGTTGATGTGCAGCGCGGGGGTCGAGCCCCAACTATTGCTGGAGCTATCACTCAGCGTATAGGTGGGGCTTAATACCCCCGAGGCGACGTGCACGACGAGTAAATTGGCCCCGACGTCGTTGATGGCCGACGTAGTGATGCTGGTGCTGTTGGTCGAGCCGGACGAAGTGTGCGCGACTAATGCCCACGCCGCCGGCGGAACCAAATTCTGGATGAAGCCGCAGTCGAACTCCCATCCTCCGCCCATCTTGGGTGCCGTCTGGCACGCGAGCACGTCCTCCGAGCGGGGCGCAGTAGCAGTGTTGAGGAGGTTACCTGTGAACGAGGCGGTCGGGAGCACGTAGCAACTCGCGCTCGGCGCCACCGTGCGCGATCCAACGGCGTCCTGGTAGAGCTTGATCGTATAGCTCTGCCCCAGTATCGCGCCTCGGGGCAGAGGAGGGCACCCGAGGGTGACGTTACCGGTCAGGAGAACCGAGTAGACCCCGCCAACTGGCGGGACGGAGACCGTGCCATTGGACACGGGGAGCGGGGCAGCCGGTGCCGGCACCGCATTTGGGCCGGAGTACTGGTTGGTCCTCCCCAGTAGGTGAGGCGGCACTCCCGAGTCGCCGCCCGGGGATGACCACTCCGCGAGTGACTGGCACGGAGCCAGCGCGAGGAGCAGCAGCAGAAATGCAGAGCGAGCCCAGGTCATCATGATCAGAGGTCCGAAGCCGTTGCTACGCAGGAGATGATCTTTCCGGTACTCACCGTCGTCGTCGACGCGATGTTGAGGGTATCGCTGTTTGCGGGGGCCGCCTCAGAGGACCCCTCGACGACGACGTAGGAGTTACCAGCTGTGTCGCCGAAGGTCGACGGCGGCATCAGACTCACCGGTGGGACATAGGCCGAGGCGGAGGCCGAGAAGCCGGCGCTAGGTGGGACCCACACCGTATTGATGATGTAGGAGGTGGAGGAGCGAGTCTTTATGAGTTGGATCGCGTAACCTGCCACCGTATCGGTGTTCGAGCAGGTAATGCCGATCACCTTCGTCCCGTTCTGGCCGACGTTCGTCCCGGGCGTGACGATCTGCTGCGCCGTAGTCCCGGAGCCCGGGAGGATCTGCGCGGCCGGCGAGCGAATCTGCTGGGGGTACACCGGCGAGTTGGGTGTCACGGCGGAGTCGGCGTCGGCAGTGACAAGAAATATGACAAGACCCAGGGCGGCGACGATTCTAGTCGAGCGTTGCATCGTTTCAGATCCCTCCTGCGACGCCGTAGGCAGAGACAGCGACGGCTGCCTGCGTGGCGGGCGATGTGCCTATTACCCCAGCCGCGCTGACCACGAGCGACTTCCCGTCGCCGCGGACGGCGCCGATCGCCGTCGACGTAGGAGGCTGGGTACCGGGAAAGAAGTCGAGTCCGGTCCCGTTCGCGTTGGCGACGATGTCTCCGCTCGATCCCGGAGGCAGGGACGTAGAGTTGAGGCCGGTCATCGTCAGACCGGTGGAGTTCGTGATCGTCCACGGCACCGTGCCGGTAACGACGATCGACAGGGGCATTCCCGGCGCGAAGATCGTCGCGCTGGCAGCTGGGAGAGTCAGGACTGGTGTGCCAGTAGTGCCGGCCAGGTTCAGCGCGCCCTGCATGTCGGGGGCCGCGACCGTATAGCTCGTCGTCTTGGTATTGTCTGGGACCGTCGAGTTGACCGTCGCCGAGGGACTCGTCCCGCCCACGATGAAGCCGTTGCCGAAGGCGAGCGACGTCGCATTGGCGACGCTGTGCGTGCCGTCGGTCGCGGTCAGCGAGGGGCAGTTGATCAGGTCCGCGCAAGATGCCTGGGAGAAGGTACCAGCACCGTCGGATTTCAGCGCGCCGGTGACAGCACCGGGGTCGGTCGCAAGCGTCAGGTTAGCGCCGAGCTTAAGCGTGCGAGATCCGTTAACCACGTCGAGCGCCAGGGTACGAGCTACCGTCAGGGCCGTCGAGGAGGTCGCGGCCAGCGTCAAGTTGAATGCCGCGCTCGTGTCGCGCAGCGAGAGCGCCGTCAGGGCCGTCAGGCTACCACCGACCGCCGTAATCGCCCCGCTGAACGTCCCCGTCGTCGTATTGACCGGGGCCTTCATGTTGCCACTGCTGTCGGTTAGGACGATCGTCGAGTTACCGGTGGTCCCGAGCGCGATCTCCGACGGGGCGGCGGCGGTACCGGACGAGTTACCGAGTGCCGTATTCGCGTTCTCGTTCTGGATCTTGGCGTAGGTAACGGCCCCGGTCGTGAGCATACCAGTTCCCACGCTCGCGCACGATCCGAGACCAGCCGAGCTGACAGCGGTGAGAACCTGGCTCGTGCACGACGTTCCTGCGTAGCCGGTGAATCCGCCGCCGGTCGCCCCGAGGAGCAGGACGGGTCCGGCGGCAGAGGTGTCGGTCAGGGTCTTGCCGGCAGCTATGTTCAGCGTATTGGTACCGTTAGCCGTGATAGTCAGACCGTTGTACGTCTTGTTACTGAGAGCCTGCGCCGCGGCGATCAGGTCCACGGTATCGGTCGCCGCCGGGAACGTGATCGTGAAGTTGGACGCCGACGTATTCGCCGAGGCGAGCGCCGTATAGCCAGTCGAGGTACCGAGGATGCGCTCGTTGCCGGACGAGAGAGTATTCACTCCGGTAAATACGTTCGGGCCGGTGAGCGTAGCCAGGTTCGTGTAGAGAATATTGGTGTCCTTGAGTGCCGCTCCGGCCGTGCCGCTCCACGCCACGACGTCGTTATTGACAGAGGAGCCCGGCCCCGACACGCCGCCGCTGCCCGACGCGCCGACGGTACAAGTCTGGGCCGAGCAGGTGATCGTTACCCCAGTGCCGGCGGCGAGCGTGACGGCCTGGGCCGTACCCGAGCCCGACCCCCCGCCATAGCCCAGGAACTGCTGGTTATTGACCGTCGGCAGTCCACTACCGGAGACGGTTATCACGCCGGCGGTACACGTCGTCCCGGAGCCGCACTCCAGGGCGCCGAACTGGGAACTCGATCCCAGCGGCAGGTCGGCGGGCACTATGGTGCGGAGCGCGACGGCTCCGGCGGAGCCGTTGGGCGTAGCCACGAACTGATTCGCCGTCTGGCTGGTCCCGGATATCAGCATCGTACCACCCAGCGAGACCGGACTCCCGCTGACTTGGAGCCAGCTGGGTACCGCCAGGGTTATCGTCGAGTTGGCCAGGTTAGCATTGGGAAGCCCGGAGATCAGCGAATTGGAGATGGTCCCACCGGACGTAGACTCGACGATCGCGGAGGACGCCCCGGTCGTGCTGACCGGGAGACCGGCGCTCAAGATCGTCCCCGTAGCACCATTCCACTGGGGCACGAACAGGTTGGTGGAGGAGCCGGGGCCCATGATCCCGGAGGTCGCGACGGTGCACGTCGCGCCGGAGCATGTGAAGGTTATGCCGGCACCGGCGGCGATGGAGACGGCGCCCGCGGTGCCGGACCCTGAGCCGGTACCCCAGCCAAGAAACTGGGCGTTGCTAACCGCCGGCAGGCTAATCACGCCGGCGGAGCATGACACACTGGCGCCACACTCCAGGATACCTAGCTGGGAATTGGACCCGGTCGGCAGGGCTACTGACATCACGCCGGCGTTACATAACGTTCCCACCCCGCACTCCAGGGCGCCGAACTGGGAACTCGATCCCAGCGGCAGGTCGGCTGGGACGATGACTCGGGGCGACAGCACTCCGGCGGAGCCGTTGGGAGTAGCAAGGAATTGGTTGGATAGGAGCGAGGCACCGGAGATCACTACGGAGCCACCGAGCGGCGCCGGGGTGCCGCTCGCGACCAGCCAAGACGGGACCGACACCGCAATCGTCGAGTTAGCCAGGTTTGCGTTGGGCAGACCCGAGATCCACGAGTTAGAGATGAAGCCACTTACCATGGACTCGACGATCGCGTTACCGACACCCCCAGACTGGCTCACCTGAAGCCCGGGACCGAGGAGCGTCCCGGTCGTCCCGCTCCACTGGGGAACGAACAGATTAATAGAGGAGACCGGTCCCGACACGCCTCCGCCTCCGCCTCCGCCGCCGGACGGGGTCCCGGTCACCAGGCTGTTGCTCGCGTCGAGTCCCAGGTACCGCGTAGGTGAGCCAGGCGCGGTAGCGCCGAGCGAGTTAGACGTCAGGAATACGGCGCACGGCAGGTACTCGGAGAGCACCGCGCTGCCACTCGGGACGACCGGGATGAAGACGTCCGTCGCGCAGGGGAGGGTCTGCTGCCTCCACCCGGCGATGCTGACGAGCTGCGCGCGAGCCTCCGGGGCGAGGACGAGGACGAGCGCGAGGGCGAGGATTGCCCCCAGCAACCTATTCATTAGATGGATGTCCTACAGCTTCTCCAGCTCGGAGACGACGAATTCGACGACCACGTCGCGATTAAACATGCTCATCAGGACCGAGACGCGGGCCACTCTATCCATCCCCACGATCGTACCGATCATGTCGCAGAAGGGATTGCCCCGCCGGCGCACCCTGACCACCGTGCCGACGGGGAGCGGGTTCTCGGCGGACCTGGACAGTGCCATGATCTCCTCGATCTTGCCGTCGTCCACGTACAGGGGACGCGGGTCAACCCGGCTTCGGTCGGTCAGGAGGCGGACGACGCCGTACGTGCTGTTGATGCTGCGCCACCCCTGGTCCGGGGAGATGCCCACGAATGCGTAGCACGGGAAGAGAGGAGACTCGACCAGGTGTGCCAGGTCGGACTTGCTAGGGCGGGCGACGAGGGGACAGAACGCGTCATAGTGCTGGCGGCGCAGGTTCTCGACAGCCTTGCGCTCGCAGCCCCCGTAGGTGAGGACTACTGACCACCTAGACCCATCATGAGCGATAGTCTCAGCAGCGGAAGCTACCGCATCCCCCTGTGGTCCCAATCTCGGGTTCCCTGGGCAGGAGAGCAAAGGAAGTCGACGCGAAATCTCCCGCCAGGATAAGGGACTTAGTCGCGTCTTGCAAGATCGCAGAATTTTTGCGAAATATCGTAAAAAGATCTTGCGCTTTTTCGCAAAGCGGCGCATATTGTGAACGCCGAGAAGATCAAGCGCGAGTTCTCCAATCTCTGGGAGTGGGAGGAACCGAGATGAGTAAGAATCTAAGCAGGGCAATCGATCGACTAGTAGATCGAATCGACGCGCTGGTCCTACTGCGAGCCGGACTCACCGATCGCAGACCGCTACAGGACGGAGAAGTGCCGTGCATAGACCTAACTGACGCGCTGTGCGTCAAAATCATAGGAGGCTAAGAGAAAATGTCCGATAAGGTAGCAGTAGCAATACACTGGAACTACATGGACGGCGAGATGGAACCCCATGAGGGGATCGGCAGCTTACTATTCGAGCCCGGGTGGGTCGAGGTAGACCTATGGCGCAAGTACCAAGCCGCCGAGAGGCGCTGGAGAAAGCTCAAAAAAGAAGTCAGAATACAGCAATCCGAAATAGTGGATGTGCACTTCGCCATCGCCCGCGGACGTCCGGTGGACGAGCTAGAGCTACCCGTAAGGGTAGCGAACCGCCTACACAACGACGGCATCAACACAGTCGGCGACCTCGTGGGGCGGTCGAGGAGGGACCTACTTCGCATCCCGCAATTTGGGAGAAGGTCACTTAATGAGGTCGTCGAGGCACTCGACGATCTGGGACTTCACCTGAGGGACGAGGAATGATTATAATCCAATCGCAACGCGACGAGTTCTGGGACAAAGTCGATACTGAACTACTGGCGAAGGGGCTACGAGCAGCCACCAACGGTGAGCTCGAAAGTGTGATCCGCAGGACGACCTGCCCGAGGAAGGCGGCGGAGCTGATCGAGCGTCGGCGGGGAGAGGACGCCTCGCCACCCCGGACGGAGTAATCCCACTTTTTTGCGATTTTTCGCAAATTTGGGCTTGCGAGTGAGTGATAGAGCGCGCATATTCACGTCACAATAATCCCGATCGAGAGATCCCGATGAGCACCACGAAGATCCACGAGAACGCGCGCCTCACCATAGAGCGCGTAAACGACCCCGGGCACCGAGCGCTCGGGGAGGAGCCGCGTCGCTTCTTCCGGACCATCATCTGGGCAACGCACGACGGACAGAGGCGCATCGATGCGACGCGCGAGTTCAAATCGCGGGCAGCGGCCGTGAACTTCGCGCGGCGGTGGGGAGTCCTATAAAATGACCCAGATCAATCCTATATTCATAACCAAGGAGGGCGCGCGCTGGCTCGCCCGCTTCAAGTTCTCCCACGAGACCAAGGAGGTCGTGAAGAAGGCCGGGTGGTGGTTCTCCCCGAAGGAGAAGCTGTGGTACACCAGGGACCCGGTAGTCGCGGCCCGGCTCGACCCGAGCATGGTGCCCCAGGCCCAGCAGCACGTCGAGCAGCTCAACGCCGCCATGGCCGCGAGCCGCGCGACCGACGCGACGATCGACGTGCCGTCACCCGATGGGCTCGCCTACCTACCATACCAGCGGGCCGGCGTCGCCTACCTACTAGACCACCGCGACGCCCTGCTCGGCGACGAGATGGGACTGGGCAAGACCATCCAGGTCGCCGGCCTGATCAACGCCGACTCCTCGATCGGCCGCGTCCTCGTCGTCTGCCCCGCAACACTCAAGATCAACTGGGCGCGAGAGCTGTCGAAGTGGCTCGTCCTACAGCGGTCGATCGACATAGCGAGCGGGGACTACTTCCCGGAGAACGCGGACGTCGTCATCATCAACTACGACATCTTGCCGCGCCATCGGGAGGCGATCGACCGAATCCAGTGGGACCTGCTGGTCGCGGACGAGTGTCACCGCGCCAAGGGGACACACGCCGACGTGATCCGCGTCCGGGCACTCTACGGCGGGCGACGTCGGCAGACCAAGCTGGAGAAGTTGCGGGACATCCAACCCCCAATGGAGACCCCGATCAAGGCCAGGCGCCGGGTATACACGACCGGCACGCCGATCGTGAACCGCCCCAAGGAGCTGTGGTCACTGGTCCACGAGATCGACCCGGACGACCTCGGGAGGTCGTACTTCAAGTTCATGATGCGCTACACGAACGCTCAACACAACGGCTACGGCTGGGACTTCTCCGGCGCCAGCAACCTGGAGGAGCTGCAGACCAAGCTGCGGTCCAAGTTCATGATCCGTCGCCTGAAGGACGACGTCCTGAGCGAGCTACCCCCCAAGCGCCGACAGATCATCGCGATCCCCGCCAACGGGGCGACCGAGATGGTCAGACGCGAGCGCGTGGCCTTCCGCCGGGCGGAGGAGGCCGCTCGCGAGGCGAAGCGGCGGGGCGAGGACGACCTAGCAGCGTTCGCGGCGGCCATGCGCCAGCTCGGCGGCAGGAGCGCATCGTTCGAGGAGATGTCGAAGCTGCGCCGCGCGACCGCGGTCGCCAAGATTCCCCACGTGGTCGAGCACGTCCGGGGATGCCTGGAGAACGTCGACAAGGTCGTCGTCTTCATTCACCACCACGACGTAGCACACGCCCTGGCCCGGGAGTTCAACAACGCCGCGGTGGTCACCGGCGAGACCAGGCCGGACGCGCGGCAGGCCGAGGTCGACCGATTCCAGCTCGACCCGGACTGCCGGGTATTCATCGGGTCGATACAGGCGGCGGGTGTGGGACTTACCCTGACCGCCGCTCAGCTGGCGATCTTCGCAGAGATGGACTGGGTACCGGGGAACATGGCCCAGGCCGAGGACCGTCTCCACCGCATCGGGCAGCTCGGCAGCGTCCTAGTCCAATTCTTGGTATTCGTGGACAGCATCGACAGCTACATGGCCAACATGACCATCGACAAGCAGGAGACGATCTCCGCCGCGGTAGACAGGCCGGTGGCTCCCGTCGAGATGCCGAAGCCGCTGCCAGTGGAGTGGAAGGTGAGCCCGTACCTGGACGCGGCACCGACCCAATGGGGTCGAGGTCAAGCAGCCGACGACGTCGTAGAGTCCGAAATTCCATTCTGAGGAGAATAGGGGATGTCCATCTCTGACCCAATCGAGAAGTGGCCGCGCTGGGCTTGCCAGAAGTACCTGGAGGGCAGCATCGCATTCGCGCGCGGGAGGGCGATAACCGACAACCCTGACCCATCGGACAGCGAGTTCGGATTCTTCTGGGACTGGGGTTACACCGACGCCGAGACCTACGACGAGACCTCTAGCTTCCGCTTGGGCATTATCATCGTCATCGTGGGCGTCGTCACGAGTATTACACTAGCCGCGCTCGTCGTCTGCCTACTCCAGCTCTAATCCACCCACGCCCCGCGGGGATCCCTCATATCCTGCCGGGCGTGGTACTCAGCCTCGGCGTCGGGGCCCAACTCGAAGTCCGTGTACTCCAGGAGCCAGGTGACGTAGCTGGGCTCGACGTCGAGGATCATCTCGATCGTCATCCCCTTGTGCTTCCCGAACGGGATCTCGTCCTCCAGGCCGAATACGCGGTGATGGGAGTCGAGGCGCACGTGCTTCGGGAGCGCGGCGTCTCGCTCCAATCGAGCTGCGCGCAGGCGGGCGGTCTGGGGATCCAGCGGCGGCGGAGGGACCAGGCGGGTCGGTCCCCGGTTCTTCCCGCGCGACATGCGACCTACCCGCCTAGACACGAGCGCAGCCCTGCTGCGGGGGCCGCTGGTAGCGGTGAGGGCCGCCGGAGCTAGTCCCGTAGCGCATGCCCTTATTCATATCCCCACGATCGCGCGATGCGGGCGAACTTCGCGTAGCCCGGATCGCCGATCCTGCCCGAAAGCTGAGAGATAGGCGTCCCGATCCGACGCGCCCCGGCTGGATTGCAGCCGGGACAATCGGCGCGGTGAGCAGCTCTCTCGCCGGCGAAATAATATTGGTCGCCCTCGGGCAATTCCGGTCCTAGGCCGCAGGCGAACCGCCGCTTACTATTCAGCTCCTCGTCGTCGATGCGAATGTGGATCATCGGCGATCACCCGCACCCCTCGCTCCAGGAGCAGTTCGGGCACGAGCGGCAGGTGCCGGCCCGGCGGAGGAGGGCGCCGCAGCCGGGGCACATGTCGCCGGTCTGTTCAAAATACTTCGACATCGTCGTCGTCTGATTACCGTGCGCCACGAGCTGCTCATTGTCCTTGACGGACAGTCTCCACTCCTCGTCCAGTCGCTCGGAGTGCTCCGCGATACGCTCGACGGCCTCCGCGATCGGGGCGGGCGCGTTCGCCAGGTCGTCGCGGCCGGCGTATGAGATCCCCAGCTCCCGTCCTATGTAGTCGGCGATCGAACTGGCGAACCTGATGCGGGAGTGGCCCTCGACGTAGCCGGCCGGCTCGAACTTGAGCCCGACGAGCTGGTCCACGTACTCGGCGACCGGAACGCCGCGCTGGAGCCCCACCGAGATCGAGATGGCGAGGCAGTTGGCCAGGGCGCGGAGGGTACTGCCCTCGCCCGCGATCTCCAGGAACACCTCGCCGGGGCGTCCGTCGGGGTACTCGGACACGCGGAGGAAGACGCTCTGACGGTCCTGGCCGATCTTAATTTTCTGGGTCCAGCCTGCCTCGCGACGCCAAGGAAGATACTCGCGGGCGCCGCGAGGTAAGCGCTCTAGATACTCGATACTCTCCCGTGGGGCGACTCGCTCAGCTTGCTCGGTACTCTCGTCTCGTCTCGATGAGAGAGGTTGCGACAATTTACTACCGTCTCGGTATATCGAGATGGTCTTGACCCCGAGCTGGTGGGCCAGGCGGTATGCACGATCGACGTCGTCTACCGTAGCGTCGCGTGGCATGTTGATCGTCTTACTCACGCCTCCAGACAGGAACGGCTGGACGACGGCGACCATCTTGACGTGATCTTCCCACGCGATATCATTGGCACAAGCGAATTCGACAGAGTCAGTAAATTTCAGCTTATCCGTCCACTCTATCTCGGCCAGTGCCTCGCTGATCCAGCTCTCGCTTCGACCTTTACGTCGGAGACCTTCCTCAACTGCCTGGTTGACGATCCGCATGGATCCGCCGCCGGCCAGGCTCTTGTGCTTGACCAGGGCGAAGTCGGGCTCTATCCCAGTCGTATCGCAGTCCATGACGAACGAGATGGTACCGGTCGGGGCGAGCAATGTTACTTGGGCGTTGCGAAAGGCTGGCGCTGCTACCACGAGATCCCAGACCGCCAGACACCGATCCCTCAAGCCACTCTCCATCTGGAGCGCCGGCTTTCGATATGGATCGATCCTCATAGGAGCGTAGAACAGCTTTTCGGTAAATAGCGCGGTCCTGTGGTTGCGCAGTACCCTACGCATATTCTCGGCGTTCGCTTCCCACCGCAGGAACGACCCCACTTCGGCGGCCATCTCCGCACTGGTCCGGTAGGCGACGCCAGTCATCAGCGCGGTCAGGCCGGCGGCGATCGCGCGTCCCTCGTCCGAGGCGTAGGGAATGGCCTGCCGCATCAGCAGGCCGCCGAGGTCGGTATAGCCCAGGCCGAGCGTCCTATACAGGTAGGAGTTGCGGGCGATGGCCTCGCTCGGGAACGACGCCATGTAGACCGAGATCTCCAATACGACGGTCCACAGGCGGACGACGTGATCGAACTTACTCATGGCGGCGTCGTCGAGCGGCAGAAACTTCGTCAGGCGGATCGATGCAAGATTGCACGCGGTATCGTCGAGGAAGAGGTACTCAGAGTTATGAACGATTATAGAATCGCCGTTTCGGGTCGCATCGGAGCGAACGCCAAAATTGTGGCATCCCTCGACCTCGATGTCGTAGACCGGAACTGGATCATCCAACTCGATGGACTTAACCGACAGTACCGAGTCGTTCACCCGAGCGCGAGCGGCCTCCATACGCTCGACGAAGCTATCCCACGACATTCCCCGGATGCGACCTCCGTCGCGGAGATTCCCCAAGGGAACAACGCCGAACAACCCCATCTTCCTAACGTACTTATTCCACACACCTACGGTAACGATTCCTTTCCCCCTACGACGAGTCGAGAGAGGATCCCTCCCCGCAGCGTCGTAGACCTCCACTAGAGTCTCATCATCTACATCCAGAAACCGCGGATTCCTATCACCACGACTATGCTCCGACTGATGGAGGCTGAACTCCTTAATCCCCAGGTTCGAAAACCGATCGTCGGTCGGATCTTCGTTTAGGTGATGAACATCGTAGTCGCTAGGCACCGCACCACGCATCTTCTCCCAGACGAACTTATGCTGGGAAGATCTCCCGTAACTGGACTCTCCCACACTTCGATGCGTAAGCACCACGCGATCAGACCGCTTCGTATTGATCTCACGATTAATCTTCTGAAGGCTCGTACCGACGCGGAGATCCCTCGCCGCGACGTAGCCTTCGGCACGACGCGTAAGCCACCCGTGCTCCGGCGTACAGTACAAGACCTGGCCATTCCGCGTCGTCACTTCGGTCAACTTGTGCGCATATCCCGAGCACCAGGCACGCGCGATAGGACGCAGGTCCGGAAGGGCGTCCTCTTGATCGAAGCAGAATGCCCAAGGCAGATCCTCCCCGACAGCAGACATGCGGGCCAGTTCCTCGATAGAAATAAAGCCCTCGCTCGTGTCGACGAAGGTCTCGCCGACGAAGCAGCATGGATTACTGGCGTTGATCGGGCCGTCGGCGCGGCACGTGTGCCAGTCGTTGATCGTATCGGAGAACTGGACGCCTGGGTCCCCGCTGGCCCACGCCGCGCGGCACAGCCGGGTCCATAGTCCTCGCACGGGAACGTAGCGAACGACCTCACCAGTCGTACGAGCCGTGAGCGAGTGCAAGCGGTCAGGATTATCGACCTGGTGCAAGAAATCGTTGGAGACGCGCACCGAGTTATTTGAGTTCTGTCCCGAGACCGTCTCGATGGCATCGCCCTCGAACGAGTCGGCCTCGTGCACGGGCCAGTCAGATTCCCCCGCCTTCGCGCGGTCCACCAGGGACTGCGGTACCCAGGAGCCGAGCGCGTCGGCCTCGCGGTCGAATCGTGGGACGCGCCGGTCGTCGCCCCTGTGCCGCGCCACGCTCGTCAGTCGATCGTGGATCACGCGGCTCCCGACCGCGATGCACGCGGCCTTGTACTCCTCGGTAGCCTTCCAGTCGATGAAGTCCTCGATCTCGGGATGGTCCATGTCCAGGACGCGCATGAGGGCCGCGCGACGCGTCGTCCCACCACTCTTGATCGACCCGGCCGAGCGGTCGCCGACGCGGAGGAACGACATCAATCCACTGCTGACTCCGCCCCCGGACAGCTTCTCGCCCCGGCCCCGGATCTTACTCATGTTCGAACCGGAGCCTGACCCGTGCTTGAACAGGCGGGCCTCGCGCGTCCACAAATCCATCATGCCGCCCGGGTTAACCAGGTCGTCCTCGACGGTCTGTATGAAGCAGGCGTGGGGCTGGGGACGCTCGTAGCTATTGTGGATGCGCTTGACTTCGATCCGAGGCATCTTTAACCGAGTTCCCTCGAAATATGGACTCACGTCACCGGCGTACCACTGGCCGGAGTCCGGTCCCTCGATGCCATAGGCCCAGTGGATCCCCGTGTTGAACCACTGGGGCGAGTTAGGGGCGGCGTACTGGAGCGCCAGGGAGGCAAACACCTCGTCGTAGAAGACGCGGGCATCATCCTCGGACGTGAGCAGACCCTCGCGCCATCCCCAGTAGGTCCAGCACCCGGCCATGCGGTGAAAGACATGCTTTGCAGAGGTTTCGCCGCCGAACGTCGCGCTATTCACGGGAACTCGCGGACGCAGCCACTCAGGCATGTCGGGGACACCTAAATGGTAAGAGACCGCACTCGGTACTCCGGCCTTGCGGAAGTACTTCTGAGCCAGGATGTTTGCGGCGTTTTGAGACCACTGCTCCGGCACCTCGACGCCGCGCTGCTCGAAGATCACCCTCCCATCGGGAGCGGTAATCACCGCGTCGACGATCCTCCACCGGATCCAGTCCTCGACGCGCACGTCGTTCGGCTTGTCATAGGTCAGCACGCGAGTGAACTTCATGGCATCTTCTCCCTCAATTTCTCGGCACCAGGCTCGTCCTTAAACCAGCAAAATTGCTCGCGAGGCTCAGTGAACGTAAACCGATGTGATCCTCCTAGCCAACCGGCTCCTCCGCATACAACCGAGCCAGCAATTCACCGGCGGCGAGGCGACGGCCCGGGTCGTTGTAGAGCAGGTTGCGACCGCTGGGATGAGGCAGCAGGTAGAACGTGGGACCATCGAGAGCATCTACATCACATTCCTCAGAGAATACGGAGGACTGGATTCCAAACGCCCGCGCGACCTCGCGACCGAGGAGCACGACGCGGCGTCCGGCCAGGGATGGCCTGAGCTCCTCGGCGCGGGTCCGGGCAGCGCCCGCGTCCCACGGACCGGAGACCAAGTTGATTCGCTCGAAGCGGTGGACGTAGTCGTGCATCCTGACCCCCGGCAGCACCTCGCACAGCATCTCGAACAGGCGATGGCCTGCGCATCCCACGGGCAGTGGGTATAGGGCGTACCGCGGGTCCATAGACAGCGGGTTATTCATCCCAACGATCATCGGCCGGTCAGGCCGCATCGACGCCGTCCCCGAGTGCCTCGACCTCCCTGGCCAGGGCGTCCTTGACGGCCTCGGCGATCGGCGAGGGGAGGAGCGCCACCCACTCCGTGTCGAACGACCGCGACCCGTGCTCGACGCGGTTCAAGCACGGGGCGGTGACACCAAGCAGGTCGGCCAGGTCACCCTGCCCCATGCGCAGGCCGAGGCGTGCCCTCCTAAGGACCGACCCGATCGAGCTAGAGTGAATCTTCATGCTAATCACACCATCGTGAGGGATAACGCTTTCCCCCAAGACGTAAGCAAACTTGCGGGATATTGCAAGATCAGCCCTCACCATCCGCGACCGGCTCCGGGCCGTGGGCGCCGCTCTCCGCCTCGCGCCGCAGGCGGTCCGCGAAGTATCCGATTTTCTCCAGGCTCCTCGACCATCCCCCGCCCGGCTTGCGCCACCTGGTGACGTACTTGATGATCGCCACCTCCATGTAGTTCAAACCATGCTGCCGGCCATACTCGATCGGGTCGACGTCGCCCGCGGCGTAGTACGGGGCGTGCTTGGTGTAGCCGACGTCCTCGTCCCTCACAGTTCGTATCCCTCCGGCAGCGGGGCGACGGCCTCGCCCGGCAGCATCTTGCGGGCCTGGCGCCAGCCGTAGAGGTTACCATGCTGCTCGGGATACTCCCAGTGCCCCAGGTCGATATCGCCACCACTATCAAGTATATAAGTATCAGACCAAACGTCCGGCGTGGCCTGGTGCTCGCACGGGCTGGCGTGGAGCGGGCGCGAGTTGACCAGCCTGTCGTAGATCGCCAGCGCGCGATCGACCGTCATCCGCCTGCCGGTCTCCAGATCGTTGTAGGACAGGTGGGCGCAGCGGGCGGCGGACAGTCGCTTCATAACCTTCAGCGCGACCTCCAGCACTCCCTCTGCTCTATGCACAGAAGTCACGTCTCCAGGAATGGGTAAGGACTCATTCAAGGCGCGTTCCGTCACGTGCTGACGGTCCGCATAATCAACGAAGGGCAAGTGCCACTCGCCCGGCTCCAGCAGCTTCGGCACCGAATCCTTATATGCCTCGAAGCAGCGCTGGGCCAGGACCTGGATCGTCGGGTCTGCTCCCTCGTCGAGGCGCAGGCCGAAGAAGTTCAGCCACACGTAGCGCGTCGCCGTCATCAGCGAGTGCATGCGAATGTATGGGTCCAGACGCCGGTTCACCGTCTCCTTGGCCTCGCCCGCCGCGGCGGCCCACGAGGCGGCATGGGCCGCCCTGTACGCCTGCGCCTTCCAGCGTTCCTGCGCCTCGGCCAGCTCGTCTCCGACCATCTCCTCGCCGCCACCCATCCCCTTGGCGCGACGGCGGAACTTCACCGGCATTGCCGGGTCCTCGCGGACCTCGGCGATCAACTTCTCTGGTGGCACGGCGCGGGACGAGCGGTCGGACAAGCTGAAGCCGCGGTGGCGATTGCGCTCGCCGAGGATCATCTTGGGAAAGACGACGTACATCGACGTGAGACGGGTCGGCGCGGCGTCATTCGCACCAACGAAGTGCTGGTGCTCCGCGTAGGATGTGACACTATCCAGGACGACCTCGGCGGACGTGCGGTAACTCACGACTCGGCCCTCTCGATCACCAGCTTGGTGATGGAGTACGGCCCGCGGCAGCCGATTCCGGGAAACCCGAACACGGCCCTGCCTTCGGTCAGCTGGGCGAAGGCACCCGACATGACGACGTCGGAGAGCACCCGGAAGTTCCCGGGGTTCGACTCCACCGTGCCGGTGGTCTCCCAGGTCTGCCCGGCGGCGGCGGTACCACTCACGACGTAGGTGTAGGTCACGTCAAGTCCCTCCAGCAAGGTGTAGGTGCCGCTGTGCCCGCGGCGTCTTCCATAGGAAGATACGATCCTCTCGTTGGGTCTCAGGAGGGCGCGCGCGTGGCACACGTGGACCTTGATCACCTCCGACTGCGGATCGAGTATGCCCACCTCGGCGGCGCACCGCCGAAAGTCCACTGGCATCCCGGCGCGGGAGCGAAGCAGCTCCAGCATTTGGTCCGGCACCCGCGGCCCGCGGCTGCGCCGCCGACCGTTGCACCTCTCTACCTCGGAGTGGTCGTCTGGACACTCACTCAACATCACGCCCTCCTCCTGATAGGCATATCTGCATTGGAGGAGGCTACGCGAGGCTCCCCCGCGACCTCGACCCGGGATCCACCATCGTCCTTGACGACGTTCCACACGTCGTCGAACCCGCCGTGGCCGAGGCCGGCGCGCGGGTCGACCACCCAGATCGCCTTGCCGCGGGAGTGGGCGCGCTCGCGGAGGGACTCGAATAGGTCGTCAATACCCTCGGCGGAGAGCCACGCGCTGGGCTCGTCCCACACCTCGAAGTCGTAGAGCACGCCGGAGTACCGCTGGACGAGGGACGACAGGCCGAGCGCCGACGCCACGCGCACGCGCTGTCCCTCGCCTGGGCTCCAGGCGTCGAAGTCTCTCCGGGCCTCGGGGGACTGGACCACAGCCTGGACGCCGAGCCTCACGGTCTCCGACTTGGTCTCCGTCTCCCCGACGTACTTAACGGACCACCCCACCAGGCCCAGGCTCCGAACCTCCAGCATGGTCGACGCCTCCAATTCGCCGAGGATGCGCTTGAGGCAGAACACTCGGACGCGGCGGAACCCGGCCCTCCAGAAGTCCATCTGGTCGATCGACCTGGAGAGCGCTGACTCCTCCTCGTGCTTCGCCGCCAGCTGCTGATTCAGCTCCGCGCGGCGGGCGGCTGCGGTGCGGAGCATCACCTCGTGGGGGTTCTCCTGGGCCTCGACCATCTGGATCCGGTTGTCGACGCTACGAACCTCGCCCCTCTTGGACGTCGCGGCCAAGGCGATCCGGTGCCGGCCGCCGGTCTTGTCAGATAGGGCTCGCAGCTCCGCGGCGGCTGCGGCGAGCTGCTGATCTAGGTCCCTCCGCTTCCCCTGCGTCTCGCTCCACAGGTGGACCTTGGTATCCCGCTCCCTCCCGAAGTCCCTCAGGTGCTCCTCCGCGAAGTGCTCGGGTATGTCCTGCTCGCACGTCGGGCACTGTCCCGTGTTCTCGAAGAACTCGATATCCGCATCCAGGCGATCTACCTCTGACCTGAGCACTGCCTCCTCGCTCAGCAGCGTCGCGTGCAGGGCGCGCAGATCGCCGCGGAGGGCGTTGAGTTCTCTCTCCCGATCTACGTCCACCTGAGCATTACTCAGCTCCCTACGCAGCTCCCTGTAGGCCGCGTCGAGCGAGCTGCGCTCTCGACGCAGGGCGAGGAGCTTGGTACCACGCTCCGCCTCGAAGTCCGCGATGGCCAGGACGAGGGCATCCTCCTCGGGCAGCTCGGCCAGGGCACCGTCGAGCCTAGACACCTCACGCTGGATCCTTTGCAACTCGACGCCAGCCGCGGTCCCGCGGGACGACGCCAGGTTGGCGGCGCGCATCCAGAAGCTGGATACCAGCACCTCGTCGAGGAGGTCGCCGCGCTTAGGAACCTCCAGGTCGATGAACAGTGGCCGGTCCTGACCGAAGATCACGGACGCCAGCAGGCGGTCTCGGGACAGGCCCATCAGCTCGTCGACGGTCGCCTGGTCGGCCGGCGCGCCGTCGACCCAGATCCGCTCGGGCGGGAACGACCTCGTCACCATGTGGGGCTCGCCGTCAATCAACCACGCCGTCGAGACCTCCATCTTCTTCTGGAGGTCGGTAATCAACTCGGACGCCCGCTTGCCACCCGGGTGCGCTCGGCGCCCCGCCGACCGACCCGACAGGCAGAAGCACGGGGCGTCGGAGATGAACGTCGACTTGCCGGCTCCGTTGGCCCCGAGGCGGGGCCCGCGCCGGTTGGTGCCAAAGATCATGCGCAGTCCGGGCCCGCGGTCCAGGTCCACGCGGCCGGAGAGAAACGACTTGAAGTTCGTCAGGTCGACGTACTGGAGGGATATGCTCCTCATCGAATAACTATCTCTTCATCACGACAATAGACCGATCCGCCTAGCGATCTCGACGTCACCCAATCGCAGCCACGCGGGGTCTCGAATAATGTGGGAGGCGAATGCGAGCTGGGCATCCACCAGGTCGACCGCCTGCTCCTTGCACACCGGCCACAGCGCCCTCTCGTCGGCCTGCCTACACCGCTCATAGATATCGAAAAGTATACGGATTTCCCCGAGCAACCGCCTAATCATTCACTCATCCCCCAAGCGCGTATGCATAGCTCAATCCTGAGCCGCTCCAGCACCCCGTCGAGGTTCTCCCCATCTCTGAAGTACACGGGTCTGCCTCTCATCACGTGATCTATCATTAAGACGATGATCGGAGTCGGCACCTCGGACACGGGCATCTCATTCTTAATGGAGTCCTCCCAACGGCACACGTAGTCTCTCATCCCCGAACCTCCCTCAGCAGCACCTGACCCGCGTCCAGCAAGTCGCCCTCGACGCCCTCCTCGGCGGCGAACGCCGCGAGCAGCTCCCCCGGATCCAACTCCACACCCGGCTCCCCGGTCTGGGCCTGGACTTCGTACCCGCCGCTGAACGTAACCTCCACGCCGCGCTCCCTCGCCCACCGGTCTACCCCTGCCTCGAACGCGCCCCAGTCCAGGGCACCGGGAGCGATCGACACCCGGACCTGGACCTGGTCCCCGCGGCTGACCTCGGCTCTCGTCAAGTCATCAAGGGACGCCATCTCGACGACGCGCTTGCGCATCGTCGCGATGCCGATCTCCTCGACCACGTCGTAGGAGTCCTCGTCGAGCAGGAGGAACCTACAGGGGTAGTCGTCGCCGTACTTCACCGGGTGGCTCGCCCCGACGTACGTCCAGTTGTCGATCGTCTGCTGAGTGTGGATGTCCCCGCTGTAGACCTTGACGCTGCGCGGGATCGGCGGCAGGTCCTGGCCCGGCAAGACGTGCCCGTTCTCGGCTATCGCACCGCTCCTCGTCGCGTGGAGGAACGCGGCCCTGTAGTCACCTATTCGCAGGTCTCTCCACTCCGCCCTCGGATTCGCCGAGAACGGGAGCAGGATCAGGTCGCCGCGGGCGGTCGGGCGCGTCACGTACTCCAGGTCCGGCACGTAGGATAGGAACGCCCAGAACGCCCGGAGGGAGTCGTCGAGCAGCCGCGTGTGGTTACCGTCGAGGATCACCTTCGGCACCGGCAGGTCGGCCCAGCTGCGCACGAGGCGGTTGACCAGGTTCGCCGGGAACCGGTCCCGCCTGTCGGTCATGTCCCCCAGGCAATGCACGCAGGAGACGGGGCGAGCGTCGCAGACGCTAGCCAGCTCGTCGAACACGCGCCACCGGTACTCGTTGGCCGGGTTGTCGTCGAGGTGCAGGTCGGTGCAGAGGAGGAGCATATCAGGGTACCCGAATCATCCACCCCGCCTCGATCATTTGAAGCATTGCGCAGTGCGGATGTCCCCCCGGTTGCTCTATCCAAGAGCAGCTATCAGAGCACGGAGGATCGGTCAGCCGATGACTTATGGTCTGGCATGCATCCTCGGTAAGTCCGCTCTGAAGAGAGACAGTTCCATTCGCGGCCCGAGTTAGCAGGTGATAGACAGGGGTTAGGTCCAACGGCTCGCAGCGCGGCTTCGAGTCCCAATCTGGGATTGAGTGATCGGCTCGCTTGGCATCTAACCATCTCTGGACATCGTCGGCTCTCTCGACAAATGACATCGTCCCTAACTCCGGAAGTTCATAGAAGCAGCGCACATATTCATCCGCGTGCGCTGCGGTCGTTATCGCGAAGACGATAAGAAGAATAGCTTTCATCGGACCTTCCTTTCCTCTCGCTCGGCTCAGTCATGCCGCAGCGAGCCAGATTTCGAGCTTGCCGGTCATGTTGCACCATTCGCGGACAATCGGACCCCATCCTAGACCGGACCCACCGCACCGAGCTAGGTCATAAAGGTTTTCGGCATCATCAATGCTCAGGATGCACTCTCGGTACACCATCCAGCATGCTTCTGGCGTTAAGCTTCGGCGAACGGCGGCGCGACGCGCCCATTCTCGATATTCACTCATGCCGCTCTCTCGATCTCGGCGCGCAGGTCAGCGATACAGCCGCGCCACAGATCCCCTGTTTGTTTGTTCCAGGTAGGCATGGGCTCGCATATCGTATCCAGGACGGCGAGGAACGCGGCTTTACCTCTCAATTTCCATGTCTGCTGACATTCCGGCAGCGCATCTTCCCACGGCTCATCCGCTGGCGGTTGAATTTCATTACGCCATTGCTCGTAAAGAGCCAGCCCTACCGTCTCGATCAGGTTTTGGCTCATGCCGCGCTCTCCTTCCGCCGCTCACTCACTTTGCGTGCTCGATCAAGCGCTGAGCGATTCCACCCCTTGAATACGGCGCCGCCCATGCAGGCATCATATAGGGCTGCCTCTCGATACATCTGAAGCTCGGCCCGGTCTTCCTCTGCCGCTCGCCGTTCCTCCTCACTCACGCGACCCCCTTCCTTTCCTCTCGCTCGGTTATATTACCTCAAGGTTGGCAGTTACTGCACGCGTAATGTTTCATGAGACCTTCCTATCCTCTCGCTCCGCGGGATCCCCCATCGGCTGGTCGTTTGAGGGGCGATTATGTGCCCACTCAGTCACGAAAAGCTTTCCTTCTTGGCGTCCGAGCGGCGCGGCCACGGCTCTACACGGCGCGAGTCCATCGGACTGAATATGAAGTCCCCGTCCTCGTCGTAGTGTCCGATGAGGAGGTCGTAGCAGAGGCCGTAGCTCATCGGATTCTCCGGGTTCAAGATCATCTCGGCGTCGGGGAAGAAGTCCAACACGACGTACACGGGCTCGCTGCCCTCGCCGCGCGTACTCTCGATCCGAATACCTCGCTTGATAACTATGAAGTCGCCGACTTGGAACGTGTATCGACGATGAAATATGGCGCAGGCATCGCAAAGTCGCGCAGCCTCGACGTTGGGGGCAACGTGCGGTCGGGGCCTGCGCCGCGACCCAGAACTCAGAAATTCTTCAAGCCGATTATCCGACATCAACTCGCCCTCCTGACTAACTTGACCCTGGTGACCTCGTCGAATAGATAAACCCGCGCGCCCCAATTGCGCAGCTCGATCATCGGGTCGTCGTCGAATATACCGGCGTCGGCATCGGTGATCGCCAGGGTCGGGTAGAAGTTCTGGAGAGCGACGAGCAGCGGGCGCTTGCCGTACTTGGTGGCCTCGCGGCGCGCGTGCCTCCAGAAGTTGGCGAGGGTACCAGTCCGGCACACGAATGCGCGGTCGATGCCCAGGTTATTGTAGTGCTTCAGCTCCGTGAAGTTCTCCTCCACGAAGGGGTAGCCCATCGGATCGATCGCGCAGATGTCGCCGGACTGCCGGACATTCACCTTTCCCCTCCTGAGCTGGATTGTGGCGCGTCCCCCGGACATGGCGCTCCTCCAGAACAGGGAGTCGCTGACGCCGTTCGAGACCCACAGGGAGAGCTGCTTGCACACCCGGCGCTCGAACGCGCCGCCCTTCGGACCTCCCCCACCCGGCCTCATTTGGTCCTGTCTACCACCTCAAAATCGGGGTACTTCAGGGCGAGCCTGGCCACGTGGTCCATCTCGCCCCCGGTCCGGCGCAGGAGGGACAGCGTCTTACCCTCGCTGTCCTCGTGGTACTCCGGCTCGGCGACGATCTCCCCGCCGTCGTACTTCACGAGACACAACCCGACGTCCATCGAGTCGAGCAGGCCATCTAGGTCACCCTTGAAGGTGATCTCGAACAACCACCCGAAGCGGGTGAAAGTATAGTGGTACAGAACGTCGGAGCCGAAGTAGAAGGCCGCATCTCCATTCAGTTCGCACTTATTCGCGTCGGGAAACAGCCGCTCGACCTCGCCCGGCACTCGGGGCGGGACGAAGATGTCCACATCTTTAACTCCCCTCCCGTGGTCGTAGTCGCGAAGGGCTCCGCCGGCGATCACGGCCTCTGGCCACACGACCTGCACCTCTGCGAGCACTCGCTTCCAGGGCCAGGGCATCAGCCTCTCTAGTCTCATCAGCCTCGTCGTCGAATCCATCAATCTATCCTATTTTTTCCAGCGCCGCGGCGACATGGGTATGGCTCTGACCGACCCGGTGGCCAGCGCAACGGTCGACAGGGTCGTCAGGGCGTTCACGGCGTAGATGGCGCGGTCGCCGCCCCCCGAGCAGCGCTCGACGACGTACCGCTTGCCGGGCTGGGCAGAGGCGCGATCGGTCGTCATGCCTGACTCGGGGGACGGCTTCCCCGCGGGCGGCTCGGGAGGCACGCTACGCCTTCTCACGCATCTCCTCCCTGATCTCTATACGCTCCACGTCACCACACCCGTCTCTTGGCGGGACGCTCTACCTTGAACTTCGATTCGAACTCTCTCCACACCTGGGCAGTATATGCCCTCAGGCGAGGCTCCAACTCCCCCTCCTCTACCATCCTGATGCTGCGATCCAGGCCCTGGTCGAGCCGATGGCCATCATCGACCCGATAGCTGGCGCCTCCCACCTTCTCCTTGACGTATTCTAGATTAGCCCGGACGTCGTCGATTCCGTAGTCGTAGACGATGTGGAGGGGAGCCGAGTAGTGCGGCTGCCCCACTGAGCTCTTGTAGACGTCGACCTTCGTGTGCACACCCACGACCCGCACGTACTCCTTGCCCCTAACCGTGATCTCCCGCGGCGTCTTCATGGGTCTATTGAACCTCAGGCGCAGGGACGAATAGTGGGGAATCGCCAGCCCGCCCGACGTCGCGTACTTCTCCCCGAACTTCCCCGCGTCCGGGTTCGACCGCACCTGGTTCGAGCAGACCAGCAGGAGGTTGCGCTTGACCAGCTCTCGACAGGTCACGCGGAGCTGCTCTGAGAACTCCTTGGCTCGGCGCTGGCCCATCTTGTCGCCCTTCTTCATCTCTAGGTCGGTCGACAGGGCGGCCAGGGAGTCGGCGAACACCGCGTTGATCCCCTTAGAGATCGGCCTCCACGCGCGAATGGACTTGAACATCTCGGTGACCGTATCAGGTCGTCCGTACGCAGCTCGGGAGACGTCGAAGGCGAACAGCGACGCGAACTGGGCGTTCAGCCGTCCCTCCGGGTCGTCGAACAGGACCTTCCCGCCGGCGCGCTGGACGTTACCCGCCATCTCGCACATCACCACCGTCTTGCCCGCGCCGGGCGGCCCGAACATCTCCACCATGATTCCCGGGGGGATGCCGCCGTTGGTATAGACCCACCCCGATATTGCCAGGTCGAGGAGCGTGGACCCGGTCGAGACCACCTTGGCGTTGGGTAACGGGGGAGGAGCCCTCTGCGGGACGCGGGCGAGCCTGCTGGCCACCTGACTCGACAGGGGCTCGCCGGGGGGAGGAGAGCGCCTCCTCAGCACGATCGGCGGTCCTCGGCCACGACCCTGGCGCATCCCCGTCGGTACGGCGTCTGGTGGGAGGACGAAGTAGTCACCTCTCGTCGCGAGCGTCCATGCATTCGTCCCATACCTTGCACTCGCCGCACTCCGGCTTGGCGTCGGTGTCGACGCCGAAGCGGTGGCCGTGAGGGCACTCCCCGTCGGCCGCGCTTTCACTCTCGGATGGAGGAGTGGGCTTGGCCTTCTCCCGGGACGGGCGCGACGCAATAGTCGTCACCACGTCCCCTCCGTCCCGGGCATCCGGATCCGGGCGACCCCGGTCGGGGCGGCGGCGGTCCGCTGGCTCCTCTCGCTCCCGACCGTTGCGCCTGGGGGGCATGCTCACGACGGTGGGAGACTCGCCGGACTCATCTCCATCGCGGGACCTGGACCTGGTCGCGGGGCGCTCGGCCCGGGGCCGGGTGATCTCGGCCTGGGGGTCCGCCGAGTCGCCGGGCTCGGACTCGAAGAACAGGCGCTCGACCTCGTCGTAGTCCTTCAGGTCGAGGACCTCGTCGAGGTTGGGGACCTCTCTCAGTATCGCGTCCCCGTACTTGTACTTCCGCGGCTCGAAGTCGATCCGGCTGGTCTCGGCGAACGAGTTAGACCCGATCTTCTCCTCGCTGAACCGGATCTTCAGGGTCAGGCCGTGTTCGAGGTCCGGGAACTCCTCCCACTCGTCGTTCTCCTCCAGCTCATCGTTGAGCTTATCCTGGAAGCAGAACTGGGAGATGTCCCAGATGTGTGGCCTCTCCTCGAACTTCTTACTCCCCAGCGGCCGCACGACGTAGAGGTCGCGGTTCGACGGGCGCAGGTCCTTGACGACCTTCTCCTGCCAGTCGGCGCCGCCCTCCAGGAGATGGGTGCGATGGTCGCATATCGGGCACTTCCTCCCCACGCTGCCCGGGCACACGATCGTCTTGTTATCCGTACCGATCGTCCGGTGGAGCTTGTATGGACGCCGATACCACAGGGAGCCCGGGACGGCCACCTCTGCCTCGTCGTCGCGGTCGGGGTGACGCTCGTCGGTCACCTCGTAGGGAAGGATGTCCAGCTCGACCCGGCCGCCTGGATCCTCCTTGAACATGGGGATGCCCCGCGGCAGGATCAGGTGACCGTAGTTGGCAGCCCTCGACTTCTGCTGAGAGGCATTGCGGGAGACCTTCCCGCGGAAGCTGCCCCTCCTAGACGACTTACTCAATTCACTTCTCCCTCTTTCCTCGATGGTTAATATACGCCCGCATTCCGGCGAGCCAGCCGGCGCCGGCGAACTTGCAGACCACATAGAGGTACGGCGGCGCCGCACCCAGTATCAACAGGGCGACTAGCAGGGCGACGATCCACCAGACCACGCGACTCTACCTCCTCCTGGTCAACGGCGGGCGTCTAGTCTGCTCGTCCAGGTCCACCTGCTCGGGGCCAGTCGACACGTCGACGGACCGCCCGATCGCGCCTCTTCCTCCTATCCGGACCTTCCTCTGCACGGCGGCGTCGCGGCGCTCGCGCTCCTCGCGGAGATTGCGCGGCACGGACGGACCGGAGAAGTACGACTGGCCGTGGAGCTGGACTAGACGCTCCAGGGAGGACTTGCGGTGGTCGAACGCGCGCACCGTCCCCTTGGCGACCCCGTACTCGTACTTCGCGTCGATGTGGGCACGGACGGCCGCCTGATACTGTGGGTGGATCTGAATGGCGGCCTTAATCGAGTCCTCCGTAATGCCGCGCGAGCCGGGGGTAACACCGTACTGCGCCGGCGTTGCCCGGATAACCCTCTCGATGGTAGCCCAGACGAAGTCGACGTTCTCCTTCGCCAGATCCATCGTCCTGCCGGCCTCGGCCTCGATCCTACAGTATTCCCTCATCAACTTCGCCTGGTCCAGCCACTCGACGTCGATGGCGGTCTCGTCGATGTCGATGTCGTCCTCGTAGCTCATATCTCTAACTTAGTCTCGGCGAGGAAGCGGCGCACGACCTCCAGGTCGGTACCCTCGTTGATCGGATCTCTCATCAAACCGTTAACGGTGCGGATGAGCTCCAGGACACCAGCCAGGGTAGCCTGCCCGAAGCCGACGGTCTTAAACCCGTGCTCCGCCTGCCACTGGAGCATCTTGACCGCGCAGGCGCGAGCCTCGGCCACGCAGTCGACATCCTCACCGTCCAGCTCGCGCAGCGCGGCCCAGAGCCAGATCAACGTAGGCGCGTACCTGTCCTTGGCCCTCAGCGTAAATAGCTCCTCGTCCGAAGCGGCGTTGGCGTAGCAGTCGTACTTTCCCGGGTTATTCTTCGTGCCCATCGGAGGTCCCTTCGTTACTCCTGACTCAGGATCGTGTAGGCCGCGTGGATCAGCCCAGCACGCCCGCTCTGGAAGAATGGTTCTATCATCTGATCCAAGATGGCCATCGCGCGGTCATCCTCGCCCTTGAGGAGGACGGCGGAGCAGTACCCGATCACGCCGCGGCGGACCGACTCGACGTCGTCCTCCTCGACCTGGGACAGGATCGCGGCTACGGCCTTCCACCCGGTGCGTCGCATCAGCTCGCGGGCTAGACCATCGACCTTCTCCTTTACCGCCTCGGCGGACTTGACGACGGCGTCCCTGCCGTCCGGGCCCGCCGCGAGGACCTTCTCAAGGAGTTGGATTGCCGCGCGGGGCTTGCCCTCGGTCTTCTCATGTATCATCGCGAGCAGTGGCCGCGGCAGGCGCTCACCCTCTCCCTTGGCCACCTTGTGCAGGAGAGCAATCATGTGCTGCTCGGAGAGCGGCGATACTCGATGAATCGAGCATCGGCTCCTCATCGTCTCCGACAGTGCCTCGGGCATCGTCGTGCACAGGATGAAGTAGGCGTGGGATGGGGGCTCCTCCAGGAGCTTGAGCAGGGCGTCCTGTGGCAGCTTGCCGAGCCCGTGCACCTCGTCGAGGAGCCAGACCCTCCTGGGGCCGTTCAGCCCCACGTAGCCGGCTCCGTCCTCCATCTCCCGGATGGTGTCGATGCCTCGAAACTTCGCGTTATTCAACTCGCGGTAGTCTCCGGTCTGAGTCAGGACGTCGTTCGACCGGATGCCGAGGGCAAGCGCAATCAGGCGACCCAGCGTAGTCTTGCCGCATCCCGCGGGGCCGGTCAGCAAGTAAGCGTGGGGCGGTTCTGGTTTCGCGGTCAGGACCGTCAGGATCTTGACGACGTCGTCATTACCCGCGACTTCGTCGAAGCAGGTGGGGCGGACCTTCTGATATAGGCTCATTTCTTTTCCAGGAAATCGATCGGCACCCTCGTCTCCATGCGCTGCCCTACCTCAACGAAGACATCTGCACATCCCCTCTCAGTTGGCGAGTCTTCCGCCGGATAGATGTCAACGACCATTCCCTCCCAGTCGAGGAATCGGTGCTTGACGATATCGAGAACGTCGAACGGTCTGGGCATCACTCCACCACCACCATCTCTGCCCAGCTCCCGTCGACCTCACTCACCTTCGCCTCGACCCGCAGCGGGACTATGATCCAGTCCCAGAGCCGGGGCAGCTCCTCGGCGGCGATGCGCTGGACCATATCAACCAGGGCCGGGACCTCGTCCGGATCGGCGTCGAACAGCAGGGAGTCGTGGATCTGACCGACTACCCTGCTCTTGAAGTCCCGAATCCGGTCGACCACCAGGGTCAGGGTCCTCAGAAGCAGGTGGAAGGCTGGGCCCTGGACCGGGTAGTTCGTCGCCTGGTTCCTGCTCATTACGCCACCGCACACGAACCCTGTCTTCATCTGGAAGCTGCCGCGGCGCTGGTACCTCGCGTACCAGTCCTGCCGCCACTTGTAATATACCGGGAAGCGCTCCTGCCACAGCCAGTCCTCGACCCGCCTCACGTGCTCCGTGAAGTCGACCAGACCGCGGACGTCGTGCTGCCTCAGGTGGCGGGCGATCGGGACCCCGTCGAGCGGCAGGCCGTCGTCGTCCGTCCAATCACCGACCCTCGGCAGCTTGCACCAGCCGCACGCGACGTTCTGGGCGCACGGCTCGTAATAGTCGCCGTAGAACTGAGGGAATATGAACCCGTTCTTGCCGGCCTGGCGCAGGACGGTCGAGAACCCGGCCAGCCTCTTCAGGTCGCGGACGCTGGCGTCGAGGAAGAACAGCCGCTTCGCCGCGTCGGCGTGCATGTCAGCCCCCGGGTCGCGGAGGTAGCTCAGCATCGCCGGATCCCTGTGGTAGCACGCCGCCACGCAGACCTCGATACCGCTCTTATCCACCTCCAGGATCACGTTGCCCGGCGAGGGGACGATGGCCCTTCGGCAGACGTCCATCTGCTCCTTGTCGCGCACTGGGACGTTCTGGAGGTTCGGGTCGCTCGACGAGCTGCGATACGTGGTGACCGTGTGGAGGTGATAGTTAGGATATAGGTACCCACCCACCTGGTACCGGAGGAACTGCTTCAGCACGTCCCCCATCTTCTTGAGGGATCGCAGCCTGAGCAGGTGGTCGATGCCGTCTACCCCCGCCTGCCTGAGTGCCTCCTCGTCCACGGAGTCCATGCCGGCCTCGGTCGTCTTGTACGGCTTGACCCCCAGGTCGACGTAGAGGACGGCCTGAAGCTGGGGGCCGCTGGCCCACGACGCGGATCCCTCGAACCGCGCGAGCCAGGCGCGGCCGAGGGCGCTGGACCGCAGGCGACGGTCCGACCTCCGGGCCTGATCATCCAGCCACGCCACCTTCTCGCGGCAGTACTCGACGTCTATCCGGATGCCGGCCCGCTCTACCTCGGCGAGGGCCAGGGCTCCGTCGTGGAGCAGCCGATATCCGTCGAGGAGGCTAGAGGTCACTGCGGGCCCAACTACTAGTCGGGGGTATCGCGCTTGCTATCCATCACGACTCCAAATTCAACATCCCCGTCGCCCTTCCTCTGGAAGGAGATCCGATCAGGAGAACCGAGATACCACACACTCATCGAGGGTGATCGGCGCTCCATCTTGTCCTCCTCGGTCGGCCTCTCCACCTCGACGTGCCAGCCCAGATTCAGGAGGTTGATCAGTCCCCTCACGGTAAGTCCTAACATCACGACATCTCCTCGGCATCGTACTCGAACTCGACCTCAAGCCTCAGCTTCGACACCGATGATCTCCCTCTGCCTCATTGCTAGGCGGAACGATACGAGAGAATCCAGCCCGCAGTACACCAGGCACTCGTCCTCCCCGTACGTATCGATGAACTCGCGGATCCGATTATGTGTCGCTGGGTTATCGTCCCTCGACTTGAGATACGACTCTATCGCGTCGTCCCACGCCTGGATCCCAAAGTTCAGGAACGCCTGGAGCTTCAAGCCGCAGATCCCCGCCCGGTTATCGACGACGTGGGCGCCGAGCATGCTGTCCCAGGCCCAGTTGATGTCCTCGACCCCGAAGTGCTCCCGCGTCCACCCGTCCTCGAACTTCATGTGGTGGGAGATCTTTCCCACGTCGGCGCGCTCCATCAGAGCCTTCCAGGCGCCGCGCACCGGACCGGACTCGGGCATCATGAACGCGTAGGCCCGGTCGGGCGAGACGCAGAACGACGCGCAGACCAGCTCGTGAAGGGATGCGCGCAGACCGGTCGTCTCGTAGTCGTACGACAGCAGGGAGAACTCGTGGGCCCGATAGATCTCCTGGAGGACGTCGACCTCCTCGCGGAGGATCGTGACCCGGCTCCTCAGGTCCTCGGGGGCCGGGACGTCCGCGACCAGCAGGCCGAGCGCGCGGCGCACGTCGCGGCGCCAGACCGTGTCGATCTCGGGGCGCCTCTCCTCGCGCGCCACGTAGCTCGGGTGGTACGTGGGGCACGCCCAGGCTCCCCACTCTGGCACCGGTATGGTGAGACCCCTCCACTTGCCGACCGAGGCCCCCAGCGCTCCGGCGCACAGTGGCCCCAGCACACTGGTGACGGCGGACTTCCCCATCAGGAGAATCACTCTGGGAGCGTACCTCTCGACGGCCGGGTTGACCATCCTCGCCCGGCAGCAGGCCACCTCGTGCCCGGTGGGGTCGCGGTTCTCTGGAGGGCGGCAGTTCACGGCGTTGAGGCTCACGCAGTCCTCGTCCATGTCCACTCCCAGCTCGCGCAGCGCGCCCTGGAGCAACTTGCCCGTCTTGCCCTGCCACGGCCTCCCCCTCTCGTCCTCCACCTCCCCGGGTCCCTCGCCCACCAGCATGATGCGCCGCCGGTGCTCACCGTGGGGCTGCATCCTGGGGGACAGGGCTCCCCTGTAGAGCCCGCAGGAGACGCACGACAGCGTGCGCCCCCGCTCCACCGGGTCCGTCTCGGCCCGGAGATCAAATAGTGGGCGGACGCCCATTAGCCACTCAGCCCCCCTTCAGCGCCACGATGTGCTGCCAGTCCTTCCCGCTGAATAACACCCTGTTAGTACCGACCACGCAGCTGGTATTAGACCTCAGGGCAGCCGCCAGGAGCTTCGGATGAATTGTGAACTCGATACCCTCGACGGCCCCCTCGCATTGGACGATCTCCTCGAACGATCCACCGTCGCAGTGCGCCGACACCACGACCTGGTTCCTTCGCATGGTCAGCTTGACCTCCTCATCGGCCGCATTCTCGCGCTTAGAAAACACGTGGGCCCTGTCCATGGCGTCGTCGATGGTTCCCGTGAGCTTAATCTCCTTGCCCTGGACGACGAATACCTCGTCTATCGATGGGAACTTACCGGACATCGACCTGCAGCACAGCGTAACATCATCCTCACACTCGAACCGGGCCCATTCCCCGCCCTCGGACAGAGCCACACGGCGGATCTTGTAGTCGTCCTTGACCAGGACCTGGACCTGGGACAGCGGCAGCATCAGCCTCGGCAGCGCTTCGTCCGCGCACTGGACGCGGCTGGCACGGAAGCTATCCGTGGCCTGCATGATGCCGCCCTCGATCATCACGCAGGTCAGGGCTGGGCGACTCGTGTCCCTGGCGCAGCTCGGGCTGACCCACCGGAGCTGGTCGACGAACGGGACGCCCCCCTTGTCGGTAACCACCAGGTCCACGGCGTCCCCGGTCATGTCGACCGAGTCGATCGGGAGCTGGACCGGCAGGACGTCGAACTTGACGTCGCTGCGCCCCGCCTTGATCCGCAGCCTGGTGTCCTCCACGGTGACCTTGATGGTCTCCGTCTTGATCCTACTCAGCAGCTCGACGAGACGGGCGCCGTCGACGGACCCCTCAAATTCTAGGCCGCCAGGCTGGGGATGAAAGATTGCCACGGCGTCGTCGAACGCCACCACCTTCCCCCCGACGAACGCGATCCGATTGGCCTGGTCGAATATCTCCTTCTTGGCCATCGCCGGGATCACTCGCCTGATCGTCCGGAGCAGCTCTTCCCTCTGCACTTCCATTCTGTCGCTCCCTGTGGGGACTGGGATAGCGGGATGTCCGCCGGTCGCGGACTAGCCTCATCCCGTACTCGGGGTCGTCCGGCAGGGGCGCGTCGGCCCTCGGACGCAACTTGTTGTGGCTGTAGACGGAGTAGTCCACCTCGTGGTGCCATCGCCCGTAGCGCCGCACGCGCCGCGCGACGTCCGGGTGCTGCTCGACCAGGCTGTCGGCGAAGGCGCGGCGCTTGTCCCCGGTCGCGTACACCGTGTCGGTGTTGCCGCCGGCCATGGTCAGCGTGGGAGCCTTGTCGCCCAGGAAGGCGTTGATCAGGATGGTGCACCACCCGTCCTTCAGGGCGCGAATGCAGATATCAGTATCCTCGTTGTATCTCCCCCTCCAGCGGTAGGGCAGAGAGTTGTTCACGAGGATCATCGAGTATACCCTCGTGTTCAGGTAGAACGGCGGGAACGTAGCGTCGCGCTCCTTCACCAGGTACATGTAGTTGAAGCCACTGAACGCGACGTTCTCGAACCGGTCGGTGAAGTCCTCCGCCGCGACGAAGATCGACGGGCCGTCGACCGGCACCCGCCTGTTGCGGTGGACACGGAGGAACCCGCGGACGTTGTCGTCGATGACCCAGTGGCGGGCGTGGCCCTCGGCCAGGGAGTGCTCCCATATCCAGTTGCGCGCCGGGATCGACCCGGTGTTGCGCGCGCTGAAGTCCTCGGGCAGGACGAGCAGCCGATCCTCCCCGAGCGCGCGGGCATAGGCGTCGCGCTGCGCGGGCTCCACCACAACGCGATGGGGGACGCCCAGGGCCTCCAGGGCGCTGGCGGTCAGCGGCGTCTCCCAGCGCCCCACGGAGGGTACGTACACTGGGTACCGCGGGAGCCTGGATCGGTCCTCAGTTCTCCACAACATGTCCATCGGGGCGACCCAGTCCGCGTCCCTGCCCCCGAACCAGCCGGAGCCCTGGCCCCCGGGTATCCACCAGACGGCGTCGCCCAAGATTGACTTGAACCGCTCCACGTCCGCGTAGGAGCGGAAGTGAATAATAGTATGGAGGAGGGAGTCGGCGGCACCCATCTCGAACGCGGGCATGCTGGTCCAGACGTCCTGCCAGCGGCGGGCGACGACGGAGACGTCGAAGAGGCGATCCTCGGCGTTCTCCCTCCTTAGTGGCAGCGTGTGGTCGTCGTGCGCCATGCGATAAGATACGCGGGCGACCTAGAACAGGGGCGAGGGGTCCCTCCGGGAGAACCTGTCCACTCCAGGCTCGTCACCCAGCGGCTGCTCGGCGACGCCGTCCCACCAGCGCCCCACCTCGTCGTCGGTCCAGTGCTTGAAGTCGCACCGCGAGAACGTGATGTTGCACTTGGCGCAGGCGTAGTCCGTGTCGGCGCGGTTCTTCAGTCTCAGGCGGCGCCTGACCAGCTGCATCTCGCGTCCGTACCAGAACCGCCTGAATCCGTCGACCCCATCGAGGATCGTGCCGAACTTCCCCGCCGACTTGTGCATCCCGTCCTGGCAACACAGGAGGTATTCCCCCGACGCCGAGACGTTCACGTACAGAAACGGCTGGTTGCAGCGCCTGGTCAGGGGCTCGGCGAGGGGCCTCATGCCGAACTCCCTCCCAGCCTCCCAGTCCAGGTTTCCGTACCAGTTCCCGAGCAGGCCGGCGCGGCGGCGCGACTTGGGCCAGTCCTCGGGCTGGTTCATCAGGACGATGAACTTGGCGGCCGGGCCGTAGTACATCCACGGCGTGGGGGCGCCGGGTGGCGGGGTGTAGTAGTGGTAGAACGGGTACCCGCTCGCCTCGGCCAGCCGCTCGAACCGTCCCGGTGGGCCGTACTGGTCCGTGTACACGATGTTGGCCCCGGCGTCGAGCAGGCCCCGGTACGTGACCTGCTTGGCCAGGAGGCGCGTCCCGTTCGTTGTAATCTGGATCTGGGCGAGTGGTGCCAACTCCCTGGCGACGCTGAGCCAGTCGGTCAGGTGGGGGTTGAGGGTGGGCTCCCCGACGACCCCGCAGACGTCCACGCGCACGGTGGGGGACACCTCGTTCAGCGTCGCGAACGTTGACCTCCACACGGCCTCCCCCATCAGCACCTTGTCGGCGTCATCGATCAGCTTGGCGCAGCAGTGGCCGCAGGCCAGGTTGCACCCGAAGGACGGCTCGACTACCCAGACGTGGGGCGACGTACTGCCCAGCGGCTTGATCCTCTTGGTCCTGGGGATCCGAGGCCACTCGGTCGTAGCCTTCACCGTCCCGATCGTTCTCGTCGAGGGCAGTAGCAGACCGTCCATGCGTCCCTCTCAAAATCCCTTCGCACCCTACCGGGGAGCGAGCGACCTATTCTAGCGGATCGCCCGCTCCCACGCTAGGTCTATCCCGCCGGCGCCGAGACGCAATCGGCCAGATTCTTGCCCGCCGGGGGCGTGAGCGTGACCGTCTTGTCCTCGTTCACGACCGCCGCGATGCCGTGGTGACGGCGGAGGTACTGGACGAGCCACCACTTGACGTCCTTCTCGGTGAAGTCGACGCGATCCGACGCCTTCGCTATCTCGCCCAGGGTCTTACCATCCGACGCCTGGACGAGGAACTTGTGCATTCGGGAGCCGTGTCGCACCGGCTTGAAGTCGCCGGGCTTGGGCTGCGCCTTCGGAGCAGTCGGGACCTTCGCGACCTTGGTGGTCTTCTCCCGCGGCTTCGCCCAGACGCTCTCTGCGTCCACGCCCTTGGGGAGGACGATCGTCAGCGAGCCGTCCTCGGCGATCGAGTGGTCGATGCCGTGGACGATCCGCGCCCGGCGCAGGGCAGAGATCGCCTTGCTCTTGTCGCCACCGACGTACGAGGCCGCCCCGGCTATGGTCGCGGCACCGCCCGCCAGGTACGGCTCCAGGACCTTCGCGAACGCGGACTCGCCGCGCCGCACCGGCTCGAACTTGCCCAGGGCCACCGGCTTCGTCGACTTCGCCGCCGGCGTCTTATTAGGGGTCTTGTCCTTCTTCTCGGGCGCGGCGATGTTCTTCGCGGCGGGGCCCTCGTCCGCACCGTTCAGCGCGGACAGTACCTCGCGGGTAACCTGCGCGATGGGGTCGGTCTCGCGAACCAACTCCCTCGCCTCGACCACCTTCTCACGGAGCTTACTAACCCCCTGCTTGACGTCGATCGGCGGATCTAGGTCGAGCACCCTATTCAGGTCGGCCGCCGCGTCGACGAGCGATGCCCGCGTGACGGCCGCAGTGACGGTTCCCATGTCGTCCTCCAAATATATTCAACTCACCGTATCACTCCACACATATTATACCACGCCGAGGATCGCAAGTGAGAAAATGAATTCCTGGAGATTCTATCCCCAGGTTTCTGAGTCACGTCGGTCCCTCGCGAGCGGCCGGGCGGTAGCCGACGCGGTAACTCTCCGTGAACGGGCGGCCGGCGGCGAGGTGCTGAAGCACGTGGGTCACGTCCCTCGGGGAGTAGCTGCCCTCGCGGGCGACGATGGTGTTGAGACGCATGATGCCCAGCTCCTTCTCGCGCCCCCTCGGGTCCTGGTTGAGCCCGAACATGGCAGTGACGTGGGAAAACTTCCTCTTGTCCTCGGCGAAGTTTCCCATCCCCAGCAGCTCCGACCGGTAGCTGTCGGCGTCCGCCTGGGTGCCAGTCACCACGAGGGCGTGGCGCTCCTGGCTGATGCCGCGCAGGCCCATCCACACCTCGTTCTGCCTGTGCCGGAACTCGCGCTCGCTCGCGGCCATGATGTCGGCGTAGTCGACGATGATGACGTCGGCGACGAAGTCGTCCTGCCGCTCCCACTCATCCATGCACGACGTCATCTCGACGCACGTCAGCGTACCGGACGGGTACGTCACCAGGCGGAATCGTCTCCTGTGCCTCTCGAAGAACGCCCTGACAACGCGCTCCGCCGCGGCGGCGTCGAGGGGCGCCCTCCCCGAGACGTATTCCAGCCAGGAGACCGGCCAGCGCTGATCACACGCGGAGCTGTCGCACGGCCGATAGGACGGGTCAGCCTCCGCCGCGGCGGACAGCCTCGCGAGGTCCTGGAAGCTGTTCGGGTCGTCCCTGAACGCCTCAAACTCGCCGAAGACCCCGTGGTCACAGTTACGGTCCGGGCGGCCGCAGCGGTTAAACTGATTGAGCGCGCAGTCCCCGACTGGGCGCCAGTGGGGAGCGCAGTAGCGCGGGTCGTCCGACCTCCTGGCCAGGTGGATCGACATCCTGCGCAGGTATTGGTTCTCGGTCATGTCTCCGGCCTGGAAGAAGGCCACGTTGCACTTCTGCCTCAGCGCGCGGAACGCGATGTCGGTAAGCCAGAACGTCTTGCCCCGCTTCTCGGGCCCCATGAGCGCTACGAAGCCGTCCCGCACCAGGTGGGGGCTCAGCATCTCCCCGAGCGCGCCGGGATAGCGCACCAGCGGTCTCGCCGCCTGGGCGAACGCGGCGCGGACCCGGGCGTAGCCGGGCTCGGTCCCGACGTCGAGACCTCGGCTCGTGGCCCAGCTCCGCGGGCGGAACGACGCGGCGAGGGCCTCGGCCTCGGCCAGCTGCCCGCGCTCGCGCAGGTCGGCGACCGCCTCGGTGTGGAGCACCAGCTCGCGGTCGCGGAAGTGCCTGACCGTCTGGTCGAACAGGTACGCGGAGTTGAACTCGTCGCCGCGATCGTACTCGTCCGAGACGGCGGTGAGCACGTCCTCGATCAGCTCTGCCTCAGCCCTCGGGACGGACTCCGCCCTGATCGCGTCGAGGTAGACCTGCTCGATGTCCCGGTCGGGGGCGCGGTGGTACTCGGCGAAGTGCTCCAGGCACCACCCCGCTATGCGGCGGAACTCCGGGCCCTCCAGCAGGTCGTCATCCCAGAACGGGGCGACGCGCCGGAGGTAGTCGGCGGAGACAATTAGCCCGGTGATGATCCTCCTCTCGACGTTCACCTCACCTCCACGCTCCCGCGGACCAGGGGCCCGACGTCGCGCTCCAGGCGCCTACCACCCATGGCGGCGTACTCCGTGATAAGCTCGACGCCGACGCAGTTCCGACCCAGGCGGTCGGCCACCATCATGGTCGTTCCCGCGCCGAGGAATGGGTCTAGGACGGTGGCTGGTATTGGCTGCAGGTCGGACGTTACCCCGACGCGGGACTGTTTGGCCGCCCCATCGCACAGTCGTTCGCTTAGGTCGGCTTTTGCCGACCCAGGCCCACGACAAGCTATCTTCCCGAGGTCGCTACCCCTCGCATCGCCTGATAGCGTGTCTCCGTAGCATTCCACGCCGCTGCAGCCAATTTCGAGTGTATCACAGGAGCAGGATGGGCGCCAGCCGATGGTCTGGGATGACCGATCAGCATTGCACGCGAGCCCGCCATCACCGCGGTCTGCATTGTTACCGACACCGCCACGCTTTTCCGGCCACACCACAGACTTCTCAACCACCCTCACCCAAGGCGCCCCGCACTTCGGGCAGACGCCCTCAGCGCTGGTGCCGGCGAGGATGGCGCGGCGCGGGATCTCGCTCACGAACGTCGCGAAGTGGTCTGTAAGTGTGCTAGATTGCTTGCATGAACACTTGTCAGCACTGTGGCCGTTCGTTTGAACCGAAGACTCGTCCCGGATATCAGCCGCGCTACTGTTCTCGGGAATGCGGACGGATGTGGCGACTGAATCGAGTGGAAGTGCACTGTCGCCAGTGTGGGAAGCCGATAATGCGTCGGCTATCACATGCGGCGAAATCTCGGCATCGGGGTCCGTTCTGCGGATTTGAGTGCTATGCGGCTTGGCAGAGCCGCTATATGCAGGGTATGGCGAACCCAAATTATCGTCCTCAGAGCGCTCGCCGCGGGTCAGCTCAATGGGAGCGGGCTCGGCGAATAGCCCTAGAGCGGGACGGGCATCGCTGTTGTGATTGCGGGCAGACCGAGAAACGCCTTGTCGTGCACCACGATCAGCCTTGGACGCCAGAGTCGGTCGATCCCCATGCAGTGGACAATCTGGTGACCTTATGCGACCACTGCCACCGCCTACGTCACGCATTAGATGAGCGCCGCTGAAGGGCTCGGGGCCGAGATGCCAGACGTTGCGCATGTTGCGCCCGCCCTCGTAAGTATGAGTGCTCGTGCCCTTTGAAATACCTTTTGTGCCGTGACCGCGAGTAATGTCGCCGCCCTTGAATTGCATTGCCGGCCAGTTTGATCGACCGTAGCCTTCACCCTCTTCCTTCACCGCCTCGGCATCGTAGAAATACCGGGCTGATTTCGTCAGCAGGAACACCTTCTCGTGCGCGCAGGTCGGCCGGTCGGTGCACGACTCCGGCATCGGCGCCTTTTTCGCCCACACAATCTCAGACCGCAGCCACCAGCCAGGCTCTGTCGGAATAATCTTGCTGCGCGGGCAATCTGGGCAAAAGCGGTGCCCGTTCCAAACCGGCCACAAGTCCGATCGAAGCTCTCGATTGCAATCTGAGCAACGAGAAAATCCGGCCCGCAGCGCGAGCGCTAGTTGGGCGGGGATCATTAGGAGATCCTTTGCTTTGCAGTCGGCGGGTATCGGAGCGCCACGGCCCAGGCCTATGTGATTTTTGCCGCCGCTGAGTGTCGATGTATTCGCGTGTTCCGGTCGGAATCCTTTGGCACCAGCATAGCTATCCCCGATATTGAGCCACAGCGTGCCGTCCTTGCGGAGCACCCGCCGCACCTCGCGGAACACATCAACCATGTGCGCAATGAACAGCTCCGGCGTCGGCTCGAGCCCCAGGTCGCCGCGCCATGCGCCACAGTGGCAGAATGCTCCTTGCGAATTTGATTGGCCGGATTGCTCCTCGACATTTGCGCGGCCGGCCCGCTGCGATGAGGCACCTTGTTTCTGCGCCGATCCGCCGCGGATTTGCTCTTCGCCAAAGACATGATCGTGTTTCGGATCACCGCCCCACACCTGCGGCTCCGTCCCGTATGATCTGAGGCCGTAGTACGGCGGCGAGGTCACCACGCAGTGCACGCTCTCGTCGGGCAGCTCCCCGAGGCGCGAGAGCACGTGACCGACCAGCACGGCGTGGGACGGGGCCACCTCGCTAGATCACTCGACGATCTTCGCCTCTACCCAGCGCCTCATGCGGTACCAGCGTTGCTCGGGCGTCTCGCCAGATAACTTGTCGTTCTCGTACATGATCTCCGCGGCCATGGCGAGCGCTATCCCAAACGTCGCCGCGACGGTCTCCCGGTCCTCGGGGTCGACCCCGGACACGTCCGTGCCGCGGTGGGCGGCGACCGCACCAAGGGCGCAGATCTCGCCTCCCTCCATCAGCGCGCCCTCGATCAGGCGCCTCGCGGGCATCTCGTCTAGGGACCACAACATCTCCAGGAGGAATGCCTGACCTCTCCTGCCTCGGATCGCGCTCCTGACCGCGCCGCGCCAGCGGATCAGATCCCACTCGCTGTAGCACTCCTCGGTGTACCCAGACCTGCTCATTTCCCGTCACCTGTTGATCCAGAGAATACCTAGAATCATGACGATACTACCTATCGCCATCAAAATATGATAAAGATTTGGACCGATCTCGATCATGGGACTCACCTGTTGATCAACAGCTCGACGCACGCCCACAATATCAGGCCATATATGATCCCGTTCGCGAGCCAGATCATCGCTCGTCTCCGCGCCTGCCCTCGACGAGGTCGAGCAGGTGGAGGCCGCGCTCGGCGCAGTCCCTCGCCAGCCTGAGGTACTGCCTCATCCAGTAGAGGTCGTGCCCCGAGACCACGAACTGGCGCGGGACGCTCGCGGCCTCGGCGTAGGAGTTCAATTCATTCTCTGGCAACGTCTAGTTCCTTCCATTGCTACCTCCCGGTCAGCGGGTCGACGCCGTGCGGGTGCCGAGACGCCTCCTCGCGGCGGAACTGCGCGAACGCCGGGCTGTCCATCCCGAGCACCCGAGGGGTCATCCGCCAATCCTTCTCCGACAGCCAATCAACATACCGGCCCAGGAGGTCGAGGGAACCGGGCGTGTCCGAGCCGGGGGCTCGCTCTGCGCGGAGCGCCTGGTACAGCTCTCCTAGGCGAGCGGCCAGGTCCGGCTCGGACACGCGTCCCATGTCCAGCTTGCGCGCTCGGACGAGGACGTCCGAGCGGAACGAGGCGGCGAGCACCGCGCTGCCGTTGAATACGCTGGAGACGACCTCGTCCGTCGTGGGCGGTGGGGCGAACTCCTCCTGGTGATCCGTCCATCGCTCCTGGTACAGCCAGGTCTGCGCCATGGCCACGAGGCGCGGGTCGCGAACGTGGGCCGAGACGTAGGATGCGTAGTTCCTGGCGCCCCGGATGATGTCGGCCGGGTCGACTCCTCGCCTGATGACCTTGGTCTCGAACTTCACCTGCGCCGGGTGCTTCGGGTTCGAGTGGGGATGGCGTGACGGGTACGCCTCCCAGAAGGCATCGAACGCCTCTCGGACGCGCCTGCGCGACGCGAAGTGCTCGGTCCGGTGCCCCGGGCGCCTGGTGGTCCGGCGGCGCGGAAACGACTCTATGACGAGCACGACCCGGCGCCCCGTCCCTCCCTCCGCGTCGCGAGGGCGACGCCCATCAGACGGCCCTCCGCTGGGTCGCGTCGGCCTGGGTTGGGTGGGGCGGCAGGGCCCCGGGTCTCAGGTTGGTGACGATCCTGCCGATCGGCAGCCCGTCCGGGCAGCGCCCGAATCCCGGCTCGTACCTGGCGGCGACGGGGTAGCCGCGCGCGGCCCAGTACGACTCGATCGTCCTGCAGATGGTTGCGTTGAAGGAATCCCTGATCACCGGGTGGCCTCCCTAGATCCCGCCGTCCCGAACCCCGGGGTCGGCATTACGCGTGCGCCAATACCATAATGAGTACGATCAGCACTATGAAGGCGCCGACTATGCATAACCCCACGAGGACAGTAATGGCTACAAACACTCTGAAGGAATTCCTAATCATCAAGCGGTCTCCCTAGATCCCGCAGCAGGAGAATATACGCGCGGGACGTCCGGACGCGCCGAGGGGACCCAGGTCGCGACCAGTCCCCAGATCACGAGCCACAGGACGAGGGACACCAGCAGAGCTATCACCCACCCCGCTGCCCTGGGCATTCTCTCCTCCATCACTACTCCCATCAGTATCCCGGGACCAACCCGGTACTTTAGTCATTATACCGGGATGTATAACCCCATTTGATTAATCAATCCTCCAATACTCCAATTCTTAATCCCATGTGTGCCCAAAGATGGGCGATTAGCTGAAGCCGAGCATGCACTACCGCAAACCCTAGCTTTTTTTGCTTATGACACTAACCTTGTCATTTACAATCTGAGCTAGGGTTTGCGGGACTAGTAAAGGATGGGCGCGTCGCCTCGCCTTCACATGCTGGATTTGTGCGACCCCCTACTCTCGGGGAACGGGTCGGCCACTCCGAATTACGCACGCCTATCATACGGTCTCTGGCCGCGCGGCTCCAATCCAGCAGTTCCGCGAGGCATCGATGCGGTTTTTGAGAGTACGCTTCAACCTTGAGAGGCACTAAGGGAACCAACAATCTAGTATCCCCACGCCGCTTCGACCTCGGGGCTGAACGGTGGACTGTGCAGCTGCCCGGTCTTGGTTCCCGGTGCGCGGCTGCGTAAGCATATGTTGCCCACTATGTGCGGACTGGCTGTCGAGGCGCTGACTTTCGGGAGATCGGGGCTTGCAATCATCCCCGGGAGGGGATATGTTCAGCCCTAGGATCCTTTGCTCGTCGGCACCGACAATCGATCCGAGAGCGGTCCCAGGGCTCACACCCTCGGGGCCGTTCGCACTTATACGCTAGGCACAAACGGGAGGGGTTTGCAAGTTCCCTCCGATTCCGCTCATCTCACCTGCTCTAGATTCAGTCGCCGGGTCTCGGACTCTGGTCCGGAGGCGGAGCGCAGGAAGTATCTCTGCTTGTGGTAGCGATGGTGATACTCCATCCGCGGCCGAGACAACATCCTCAGCGTCGACGGGTCCGACTGAGATACTCTCGTCGGCTGAGGCGGGTCCGGCCTCGGCTGCCGCTCGGCGACGTCGGGGTGATGAGTGGCATCCCACTCGGACATGATTTGGCTCACTACTGGATCGGAGGGACGGCCTAGCACCGGCCATAGCACGACGGCACAGAGGCCGCCGACGACTAGGCTGACAGTACCGAGTCCGATGACACTACCACTATTCATCTCGTCAGCTCCCTCACCAGGTGGTCCGCGTCGTCCTGCCCCATCGAGCCCGGGTCGACGCCCTCTCCCAGGCTCACCACGACCGGCCTCTCGTTGCCCAGCTGATGCAGCTGCGCGGCCAGCCGCCTGGCCCGCTCCTGGGCCTGGCGCTCCGCGTCGAACACGATCGCCACCCGCTCGAACGCCCGCGCGATTAGGCGCACCTGCTCGGTGGTATACGCGATCCCGAACGTGGCGCAGGCGACCGGGCCGAACCTCCACGCGTCGGTGACACCCTCGACGACGATCCCGGTCCGACCCCACCGCTCCTGCCGCCCGTAGAGGATGTGCTTGTGGTGCCTGACCTCTCGGTCGACCGGGCAGGACGCGTAGCGCAGGTCAGATCTGCCGGTCACGTCCCGCGCCTGGAAGGACACCTCCCTCCCGTCCCACACCACCGGTATGAGCAGCCGGAACCGGTAGTCGATCCCGTCGAGGTACGCGCACGGTCCGGTACCGAGCACCCCCCACTCGCGCTCGATCAGGTCCGAGTCGAACCCGCGGCGCTCCAGGTAGCGCAGGTGGTGGGGTCGCATTGGCCCCACGTCGCTCGGGCGCCTGTACCGGGAGATCCTCACCCGAGGCTCCGGGGCTCTCGCCCGCGACCTCGGCGGACCCCCGACCCTCAGCGACGTCGCCAGGCCGATCGCCTCGCCCCGACGGACGCCGAGCAGCCTCTCCAGCGTCTCCGCGGCGGGGTGCCAGCCGCACCGGAAGCAGTTGTAGTATGCCTGCTCGACGTTCCAGCCCAGGTGGTAGTCGGAGCTGCCGGCGCAGTACGGGCAATGGGTCTCTACCCACCGTCCCCTGTGGTCGACCCGGTGCGGTACCCCGTACCGGCGGTAGATGTCCTCCAGGGAGGCCGCAGGTGCGCGTGAGGGAGCTGCCCTACCGAGCATCGTCCCCGACCCGGTCAGCGGGCGCAGCTGGCCCCTGCGCGGGCGCAGCGTCCTCGCGGAGTACCAGCGGCAGGAGCAGTCCCGACGCGAGCATCGTGGCCTCGCCCGGCGCCGCCGGTCGGAGCGCGCGCTGGGACTGCTCCTCGTACAGCTGGTCGTCGTGGAGCCACGTGCGAGCGCGAGCGTATATCAGTGCCCCGCCAGGCCGGCACACGGCCGGTACCCACTCGACTAGGAACGCGCCGGGGCCCGACGTGGGGATCAGGAACTCCGGACCGATCGGCGGCGGCGGGGCGGACCCCGCACCGAGGAGAGCGCGATGGGCATCCCGGACCTTGACCCCGACGTCGCCGCCCGGGTCGCGCTCGATCGCTCGCAGGAGGGCGTGAATCGGCACCTCCAGGGTCCACAGCCCGGTCGACGTCATCGTCCTCCTCGTTCCTAGGACCACGTACGTCACGATCACCGATGGCTGAGTCTGCCCGGCATCCCTCGGCTCCTTGATGATGGGGTCGCTGGCGTCCAGGAGGAGGGCACCAAGCAGCCCCGCCGGCAGATTCCTCCAGTCGAACACGCCGGGGAGGGCGGAGCGCACCCGCCTGGCCGCTCGCTGACGCCCCTTCTCCGTGCCCCTCAGGGAGAGCGAGAGGACGTCGGACACCAGGGACTCGCGCTTGAGCTGGGCGCGGGTCCGGTCCGCCGAGCCCACGACGTGCGCCCGGAACCGGCGTAGCCTGCCCTTGGCCTCTGCCTGGGACACCTAGTGCCGCTCGACGAGCGCGCACCAGGTGACCCGGCAGCGCGCGTGGGGATGCTCGTCCCCCGGTGCGCCGTGGGGCGCGTGGGTGTCGTAGACGCGCCCGTCCTTGATCACCAGGGCGTGGCCCCTGACCGTAACCAGCAGCGCCCGGCTATGATACTTCTCCAGGCTATACTTCGCCCACGTCCTAATCTGGGAGTGGAGGGGAATCACGATCCCCCTGTATTGCCGGACGTCGCAGCCCATCTCCTCCAGGACGGCGCGAGCCACGTATTCCACGTCCGTTCCCACCACCAGGTCGAGCAGGTCTGGCGTCTCGCGCCGCAGACGCGTCGCGTGCCGGTTAATCGCCGGGTGAATCACGCTCTCGTAGTCGGCGCCGGTCAGGCACTGGATGGCCGAGGGGACGCACCAGCCCCCGGGCAGGATTGGGTGGAGGTTCATCATCGCCTCCACTTAACTGCGATCACCTGCCTCGCGGCCTCCGCGATCACCTGGCTGGCGAACAGCGGATTAGAGGCGTGGCGATCGCGGATCTCGTTCAGCTCGTGTCTCATCTTAGAGAACAGGCCCAGGCCGCGGATCGCGGACCACAGGTCGTCGTTGGTGATTGCTCTCATCACGACCTCCCGATCTTCTTCGCGGACCCCGCGCCCACCTGGGAGTCGAGTCCGATCTTCCCGCCCGCACTCCGACCGGCCTTGTACTCGGCGGAGTTCACCTTGCGGAGCCGGTCGTGGTCACCAGTCGTCCAGCGCTGGCTGCGGCCGCGTCCAGTCCTGGCACGCCGTTGCTGACGCTCCCAGTTGTTGGCCAGCTCGGTCGCGCGCTCCTCGCCGTAGCCGTGGGCGCGGTACCACGCCTCGACCTGGCCCAACCCCTCGGCGACTAGTCGATTCCTCTCGGCATCGATGCGCGCCTTCCGCTCCTCATCCTGGCGACGCCTCGCGGCGGTGGTGCCCCTCGGGAAGCTGTTCAGGAAGTCGTTGTTCAGGTCCGCCTCGGTACCGTACACGTCGGACAGGGCCAGCTCCTTGTGAGTGCCGTTGCCCCGCGCGGCCCGCTCGCTCTCCTTCTTGGCCTGGATCACCTTCTCCGCCAGGCGCTCGGTCAGTCTACTGACGCAGCCGTCGTAGAAGTCACTCTTGGTCCGGCGCATCCCGCCGGCGTGCCCGGCCTCGTCCGCCGCGCGGCGCATGGCCTGGAGCAGGTAGTCGTACGTATCCTGGGTGACCCGGACGTTCATGGCGCGGCCCACCAGCACGTGGCGCTTCTCGTAGTAGCCGGTAACGTGCTCGCCGTTGATCAGCTTAGTCGTCTTGCGGCCGTGGCTGTCGTCGGGCACGAAGGAACTCGCCACCCGGTGGATGCAAAAGTTATTATCGGCCAGGGCCGCGAGGAGTGCGCGCTGGTAGTTGTACATGGCTCGCCGGCCGGTATCACGCTTCTCGCGCCTGACGTCTCCGTCGGACTCCCCGCCCGCGGCCTCTACCTGGGCGAGGGTCAGGTTGTGCTTCTGGAGAAGGTCTTGGATACGCTCGGCGGCCAGGGACGCCTCCGCCTCGGTGGCGCCTCGCGACTCCCGGACGGCCAGTAGCTTCGATATTAGTCTCAATACGTTGTTAGACATCCGCTCACTCCTCTACGAACAGCATCATAAGATCGGCATGGCGCTTCGGCTGCTCGCGCTCGAAGATGAGCTCATGCTGGTAGTCCATCGTTCCCCTCATCACGCAGAGGTGGCCCGGGTAGGACAGCTCCAGGACGTAGACCCTCCCGTCATCACCGTCGACGATCCTCGCCCTCCGCGCGTAGGCCAGTTGGTCATTTCCTCGATCTCCTCTCGTAGTCGACGAGGGGAATATGCGCCTCTTTGCGAAAAACCGCAAGAGAATTTTTTTCGAAAGATCGCATTTTTTCCTTTGCGATTTTTCGAAAGATCGCATATGGTATGGGCAATACGGGCGACCTCGGGAGGAAGTATTTAACGTCATGCCTATCAGCAAGCAGCAGCCACTCGTCACCCCGCGGGGTGGCTCCGAGCACGACTTCGGGAGGTCCCGGTCGGACTGGGACGCAGTCGCGTTCGACCGCGCGGCCCACTTCTCGGTGATCGAGCTGAGGAACGGGCGCCGGGAGACGCGGTTCACGGTGTTCCCGTGGGCCGTCCGGTTCGCGCGGGGGCTCGCGCCGGACGACGGCGGGTGCCTCTACGCAGTCTGCGCGTCCGGGAGGTTCGCCCTCCTGGACCCCGAGAAGTGGGACGAGTGGATTATCAGGTGGGAAGGGAAATCAGTAAGATGAGTGACGCCTCGATATGCCCCGCGGGCGGCGACTGCCCGCACCCGGCACACTGCGACGAGAGGTGCCCGCGCCTGCGGGCGCGACCCGTAGACCTCCTGTTCGCCGACGCGGAGCCGGCCACCCACTTCGTCGGGTTCCGCGGCGAGGAGTATCACTCGGCGGTCGCGGTCTGGGGCCCGCCCGACTTCTATCACAGGACGTGGGATCGAAGGGCCACGCAGGAGGTAGCGCCCACCGACGTGGTCGTATTCGCCAGGTACCACGACCGGGAGCCGACCAAGTTCTCGTTCGACGACTCTAACCAGCCCGATGATCCGGCGGCCGAGGAACGAAAGTGAGGAACTTCGACGTCCGCGTGACGTGGGGCATGCCGGACTCAGGCCTGACCCGCACCACGGTCGTCAAGGTTGCGGCATCGACCGAGGAGCTGGCGCTCGCGGTCGCGCGGCGGTCCGCCCGCTTCGAGGGCGTGCCGCCGGAGGCGGAGACCAGGACCACTACAATCAATGGGAGAGAACAATCATGAAGGATCACCCCGCCGTACTCAAGTACGCCCACGAGTTCGCCCGGACGAGCGGCGTCGAGCTAGACGACCTCCTCCAGGAGGCCCGGATAGCGCAGTGGAAGGCACAGGCCGCGGGGAGCTACGACCCTCACCTGGCGTCGCTCGACACGTTCGTCACGACCGGAGTCTACCGGGCGATGTGCTCCGCAGTCCCGAGGCTCAGGAGGGGGACTCCCCCCTCCAGCGAGTACCAGGTCGAGCTGAGCATCGACCTGTCCGACCAGTCGGGGCCGCCCCCCGATCGGAGCCTGCTACTAGCCGAGCTGATACGGGAGCTGCCCGTCGACGCGCGGGCCGTGGTCGAGCTGGTACTCGACAAGGGGGACGCTGGCATCCTAGTGGACCAGGTCCTGGCAAACGCGAAGGGAGCGCGGGACAGACTCAGGAGCTACGTCCGCCGGGTACTCGGCCTGAGGCGCGGGGACCGCGCCGAGGCGGCATTCTCGGCGGTGACGAACATGCTGGCGGAGCTGTCGGTATAATCAGAGTACCGAAAACCGGACAAGCGAGCCGATAAGCTGGAAAGTACCGAGATCGCGGAGCGAGCCGTATCAAAGGGAGCGTACCGTAAATAGGGAGCGAGCCGATCGAATCGAGAGTGCCGACATAACCGAGCGAGCCGTATCGAAGGGAGAGTACCGGTGAAGCTGAGCGAGCCGTGTAAACTGAGAGTATCGAAGGAAGAGAGCGACTTAATTTAAAAAGGAGATCAAAATGAGGCGTACCGACACGAAGAACATCAAGGCTGATAGAGAGAGGATCCTCTCCGCGTCTAATCTCACGAATGGCGAGGCGAGGTGCCTCGTGGCGAACTACTACCAGGCACAAGATCTAAGGAAACGCGCAGACATGCAGCTCCGCCATCGGGGCGACAAGGACGACCCGGTCAGCATGCTCGACTACTTCGGCGACGCCCAGGCGTCGATAGAGGACGACCTCAAGAAAGCACTTCGGAAGTTTGCCGAGGCAAGTCCGGTCGGCCTATGGATGATGACCCAGGACGGAGTCGCGGAGGTGATCGCGGCCGGGCTGCTGGCGTACATCGACATAGAGCGGGCAACGACGGCCGGGGCGATCTGGGCATTTGCGGGGCTCGACCCGACGGCCAAGTGGATCAGTCGGGAGGCCGCAGACAAGATGGTGTGCAAGGCCGTCAGGGGCGCCCAGCCCACGGACCGGGACGTCCGGATCCTATGCGAGCAGACCGGGAAGAAGTTCTCCGTGGTACTGAGGTTCGCGACGACCGACCACGCCGGGAACCCGGTGCCGCTGACGCGGGCGTCACTGGCCAAGGCACTCAGCAGGCGCCCCTACAGTCCCGACCTCAAGCAGATCTGCTGGCACGCGGGGCAGTGCTTCAAGCGGATATCGGGCGAGCCGCGGGCACTCTACGGGAGGCTCTATCGCGAGCACAAGGCGCTGGTCGTGGCCCGCAACGAGCACGGCGACTACGCCGAGCGCGCCAAGGTCTTCGCGACCAGGTCGGCGGACGTGCGCAAGGTACTGAATGAGGGTAGGCTCCCGGCAGGCAACCTGGATCAACAGGCTTGCAACTACGCCACCAAGATCTTCCTGTCGCACGTCCAGGCGATCATGCACTGGAACAAGAACCACCAGGCTCCGCCGAGACCGTTCGCGACCGCGATCCTGGGACATGCCCACGAGATCCGCATCCCCGATATTAACATGTTTCCCGGGTTCGCGGAGGCATATTACGGATACGAGGCGCTCGCCGCCGAGTAAATTGAGCCGCCTCCGGCGAGAGTACCGTGGTCCCCGAGCGAGCCGTCGAACGGGAGAGTACCGCATCCATCGAGCGAGCCGAAAGGTCGGAGAGTGCTGTGACATATCGAGCGAGCCGAAAGGTCGAAGAGTACCGTGATTACCGAGCGAGCCGATAGAAGGGAGAGTACCGCGAATGGCGAGCGAGCCGCGCGAGCTGAGAGTACCGGGACCTAGGAGCGAATTAATCAGAGGAGATGGCATTTGCCTCACGAGAATGAAATACTGAAGCTGCTGGCCGAGCACGGCAGCATCGATGCCGTAGTGGACGCCCTGCTCCGGAGCCCGCGCAAGCACCGAGAGCTCATAGAATACCTACTGCGCGGGGGACTCGTCCGGGCGCAGCACCACATGCGCAAGACACAGCGCTCCCGCATAATGGCGGAGGAGCTGTCTGATGGCGTCCGACCCGTCGCAGCGGGCGCGCCACGATACGACTATCCCAACGCCAAGCTGGCGATCCGCCGTCGCACCCTCACGATGCTCGCGTCGTGGCCCATCGGCAACACCACCCTCGACGTCGCGTACAAGCACGACCTACTGAGGGAGGCCAAGCACGAGAGGTCATCCGGGAACGGGCACTTCGGGCGTGCGAAGTTCTACGAGGCCCTGGCGCAGCCGATGGACGATACCCAACAGGTTAAGGACTGCTGGGAGGACGAGGGTGCGCGCCTCCTTCGCCAATCTATTCTGGACGAGCTGGAGAAGAGGGGCCCTCCCCCACCAGACCACCAGGGCGGCCACCCACCCGATCCGCCCCGTCCGTGACGTCGAGCCGACGTCGAGCCGAGTGGGTAGAGAGTACCGTTGTCCACGAGCGAGCCGAGTGAGGAGAGAGTGCCGTGCTCTACGAGCGAGCCGACTGCGAGGAGAGTACCGGTGAAGCTGAGCGAGCCGAGCGAGGAGAGAGTACCGTGTGCTTAAGAGCGTAAATTTTAGACAAAAAAAGGGAGGCCCACTCGGGCCTCCCTTCCCTCAAAAAAAGGAGATGAGATGATTATCAATCACAAGGCAGTCGCGTTCGCGGCCGGACTGGCGCTCGGTGCCGGATCAGCACTTGCCCAGACCGCCCCGGAGGTCACGCTTCAGCAGAGCACGCTCTCGGCGGAGGCGCAGCAGAACATAGGCACCGCCCAGCTACTGTTCAAGCTGGGGCAGACCCAGGGCCAGCTGGCGGTGCTACAGGAGCAGGTCGCGGCGAAGGACAAGTGGCTCAAGGAGTACGTCGAGGGCATCAACAAGCAGCAGACCGAGCTGGCCAACGGCCAGTCCCAGCCGCCTCAGCCGCAGCGGTACCCGCACACGCCGATACCTCCCCAGCAGCCGGAGCCGCCCAGTAAGTGAGCTTAGGGTCTGTCCATCCAGGCCGAGACCCTGACGTTCGTTCCGCCGTAGTCAATCACCGATCGGTTGCGGTTGGCCAGGAACCTGGTCGGGGCGTCGACGCAGACGTCGGCGCACTGGCCGGAGATCTCCAGTCCGTTGTTGCACGACGCCGCCCACGAGTTAGATAACGAGACGCCGCGAACGGTACCACCACCCGATCCGAGGTACCACCCGGTCCCGCCGCACGAGTCGGCGAGGAACTGAGTCGCCTGGAACCAGTCGACGGACTGCCCGGGCATCGGGTAGGTGACGAGTCCGTGCTGGGCGTGACCCAGCACCTCCGTGCTGGACGGGTAGACCCCCCCGGCGTTCTGGACCCAGATGCCGTACTGCGTCGCGGCGAACTTGCACAGGCTGATGTACGTGTCCTGCGGGTACCCGGCCTCTCCGATGACCACGCAGCGGAAGGAGCGCGGGTCACCGGGCATCACGACGAACGAGAGCGTCGTGAGGTACTGGTTCGTCCCCCCATCGATCGCGATTCCATCGCGGAGCGGGCCATCTAGTCTCACGCGCTCGACCACGAGGTCGTAGCAGTTCGCCGCGTGGATCATGGCTCCGCCGGAGCAGGGAGCGAGGGCCGAGATACCGAGTCCCGCGATCCTGACGTGGGCCAGGTTGCCCGCGGTCAGGTCGAGCAGGTCGGAGCCGCGGGCGTCGGCCTGGATCACCGATGCCAGCGGACCCTCGCCGACCAGGCTGACGCCGTTGGCGCTGGCCGGCCACCTGATGCTCGACGCCGGCGGGACGTGGTATCGACCGGCGGGGATGATGACCTCCCCGCCCCCCTGGGAGGCTGCCTGCGCCAGCGCGGTGTTGATAGATACGCTGGCGTCTGGGGACGAGTTCACCGCGATGATCATGATATCTCGGATCTCGCAGATGGGAGTGTCGTCGATTGCCCGGCGACGCACTTCGCGCAGGCTGTCACGAACGCCGCGATGGCGGTAGCTAATGCCTTAAATTGGTCCGCCGAGAGCGCGTGATCACCGCCGGCCGCGTCGCGCCACTCTATCGAGGGGCCGCCATCGGTGAACGTACCGTTCAGCAGGATGCTGACCACCTCGGCGGAGATCTGCTGCTGGGCCATCAGGTCGCACGGGTAGGTGGCGCTCAGCGACGGGTCGCCCGTGCTCACGATGTCCAGCCCACCGACCAGTAGCGTCGCCGCCCGCTGTGCTAGGGAAGGCGCTGGCGCCGGTGGAGAGTAGGGAACTAGTGTACCACTCTGCACGGCCCAGAGGCCGTCCTGGCGCTTCGCCCACTGCTCCTGGGACATCTCCAGCAGGTTCGAGGGATCCGGGAGGCTCTGGTAGCGATACAGCTCGGTGTCGTACCAGCCGATCACCGGCTTGGGGTCTGGCTGGGACGAGTCGTGGTACGCGTACTGCGTCATATCACCACCCTACCGCTATGTATCGTGCGTTCACGGCAGCGGTGCTAGTCGGCTGGGCCGGCGTAGCGGCGGTCAGAGTAAACCCGTTAACCGTGATACTGCTGCACGCGTAGACCACGCATCCCCCCACGACCCCCTGGAACACGCCGTCGTCGCTGGCCACGACCTGGAGGCAGGCGTGGGGGAAGGCGACCGGGAAGGTGACGGCTGTTTGCCCGTAGCCAGCCGAGCAGTTTATAGTGGGCGAGTTCCCGACCTGGATGATCTGGGCGTTCCCAGTGCCACCAAGCAGCATCGCGTACGACAGCCAGTTGGCTCCGCCCGTGTCTGGGTCCGCCGAGTTGTTGTCGACCGTCGAGTACCAGAACTGACCCGGCGCCGAGTCCGACGGGATCAGGGCACCGTGCGGGTAGCCGCCGATCGCCGTGGCCCACGCGGGGTCGAACGTGAACGGCGCCCCCGCCTGCTGCCACTGGATGTCCGCGGTGACCTGATTCAGGATGCCGTTCATGTCGGAGCCGAAGAATCCGGCGCCGCCGGTGGCGATCGGCACGAAGCAGAGCGGCGGGAACCCGTCCGTGAAGCTCGCCGCCCCATTCTGGACGCTCTGCTGCGACGGCGTCGGGACCGCGCGGATGTACGGCGAGCCGGAGCCACTCGCCCACGGCGTGGGCACCTTGGCAGGTATCTGACTCAGTAGCACTAGATCAACCCCCGAGGAACGCCCAGAACGCCTGGACTCCGGTCGGCTTGGGCAGGACGCCGGACTGGACTATTGCCTTCTCGAAGTCCTGGAGAGGAAACGAGAACGTATAGGTGAGTGTCATATTCGCCGGGAGGGACGGGTGAATCAGGTCGTAGAACGGGCCCTGGTTGAAGCCGAGCCGGTCGCCGGCCTCGGCGAAGCCGACCGACGAGGGCCCGACGTTGCGCCCGTCCGTGACCCAGCAGTTTCCGCGGTAGGCGAACAGGTTCATCAGGATGGCGTTGATCGCCTGGGTCGACCCGTCGGTGATGTTGTAGGCGGCCTTGGCCAGGATGAGCTGGCGGTAGACTGGATCGCCGAGCCGGAAGTTGGTAGTGACGCCGATGCCAGCCTCGTAGAACGGCCCCTGGTTGAAGCCTACCCGGTCGCCGGCCTCGGCGAAGCCGGTAGTCGGCACGCCGGTGAGAGTCACGACGCGGGGGATGTTGACGATTCTCCCCCATACGTCCAGTCCATAGCTATATCCGCCTCCGTTTCCGCTGGAGGCGCTCAGGACGTTCCAAACGAACTGGTAGAAGTTCTCGTACGCCCCGTCGGGAGAGATCCAGGCGTCGATCGCGGTCAGCAGCGACATGAGCCGCGGACTGGACGCATACTGCGACAGAACGGTTTGCTGCCAATTAATCATCTAGCCGTATATTTAAGAGACGAGCCGATGCCGTCGAGAGTACCGGAAGTGTCGAGCGAGCCGGCATCTCGGAGAGTACCGTGAGACCAGAGTGAGCCGCGGCCATTGAGAGTACCGATCACTCAGAGCGAGTCGAGTCGGGTAAGAGGATCGGACACAAATCCTCTCACCCGTTCCTTTCCTCACACCGGCGGCTTCGCGATGGAGTTGTAGGCGTCTGTCATGATGACCCCGCGCCTCACGTTCTCGACGCGAGCCGCGGCGCGCTGCATCATTCCCGGGTACCTGGGATCCTCGCCGTCGATGGCGCGCTCGTACGCCCTGCGGACGGCCGGCTCCTGCTCCCTCGCCCAGGTGCGCATGACCTCCGCCGTGGCACACAGCTTGGGCCACTCGCTCGGGCCGCAGGCGTCCGGGTTCAGGCGCTCGTACACGACCTTGAACGCGGCGCCGTAGAGCTTGTCGTCCTCAGTCAGCGGTGCGACGTCCGGGGCGCCTATCATCAAAATCCCCTCACTGCAATACCAGGTTGATATTAAGGGCCGACACGGACGGCGCCTGGTTTATGTTCATCGTAACCGAGTCCAGGAGGGTAGTCGAGGACATCGTCTCGGACGCGACGGACTGAGACTTGCTCACTGTGTAAGTACCGGTACCACCAGTCGTTCCGGTAAGCTGTACCCCGAGGATGGTGCCGGTGGCCAGCAACCCGGCGTCCTGCAGCAGCTGGCCGGGGACCAGCGTCCCGCTGGCCACGGCGGAGACCGTGAGCGTGGTAAGCGTGATGGACCCAGTGAACGTCGCGCCGCTGCCGCGGACTCCCAGCTCTATCTCCACTACCTGCGCCCACGACCCGAGAGCGAGGACGCCGGCGTAGTAGCGGCTGGCCAGTACCCTCGACCCGACCTTGGCGCGGGAGCCCCCGTCGAGTCCGGCGAAGGCGCTGATGATAACGTTCTGGATCAGGGCCAGCGCGTTGCTCGGGACGCCCGAGTTGTTGGACATCGTGACGAGGACGACGAACGGGACCAGCGTCGGCACGGTGTAGCCAACGCTGTAGGTCGGCACGGGCGGCACGTAGGCCGGGTTGGGGTCCTGGACCGTCACCCACGTGTTGCCGTTGTAGCCGCACCCCGGCCCCTTCTTCGAGTAGATCGCGGACGCGATGGCCGCGGAGGATCCGCCGAGGACGGCGACGTAGATCGAGTTGGGCCCGAGCGTCACGCCGCCCACCGTCGCGTTGGTGGCCAGGACGTTGTCATAGCCATAGAAGTCGAGGACGCCGGGCAGGGCGAGTACCTTGCCCTGGATCGCGTCGAGGATCTGGTTGGCGTTGGCCGCGACCGACGCCCTCCGCCTGGCCTCGTACTGGCTCGGGGTCTCGACGAGGTTGCCGAGTACCGAGGATCCAGTCGGGGCGACGCTCTCCCACCCGTAGATCTGCTGGTAGATCCTCAGGCTGGATGGCGCCGCGATCGGGCCAGAGGTCGCGCACTCGAAGTTCAGAGTAACTGTGCCCGAGGCCCCGATCGCCCCGGCCTGCTGGCAAAGCCAGATTAATCCAGTCGCCGGGTCCTGGGCCTGGGCCCCCACAGGTATCGGCGTCGTGTTGAGGCCCGAGCAGACGCACGGTTGGACGGTCGGCTCGGCCGAGATCCGATCCATGAAGTAGATGCGCCCGACTGCATCCTGCCCGCGGCCCTCGTTGAGCGCCGGGTCGAACTGACTGAAGACCCACTCCTGGAATGCGTAGTTGTCCCCGATGATCGCGGTGGCGGAGGTCGCGATCTGCCCCTGGGGGGTCGTCAGCCCCGGGTTGACGCCCCCGCCGAGCGCCGAGTTTATATCGGTCTGGACGCCGGTGAGGATCGCGTCCTCGGTCGGGAGGACGACTCCAGTCGGCCCGAAGGTCGGCTGAGGAACCGCAGTTACGAAGCCGTTGCTCACGTAGTCGCTCCGGCGGCTTCCTCACTGACTGCCGATACCCACCACGGCAGCGTGCCGAGCAGGTTCCCGGTCTCGGCCACCGCGACCTGCCCGCTGGTGCTCCTGATCTGCAATTGACCTCCGACCTCGCGGCCCGCGCCGGGGCCGGTCAGGAAGCAGGTGATCGAGGCGACGTCCGGCACGGTCATCCCGGCCGCGACGAGCGCCTGCTTCACGAACTGGAGGGAAACTCGCCGGCCGAGGATCTGCTGGAAGTACGGGACGCCGAGGGTCCAGTCGTACCACTGCTCTCCCCTAAAAGTTCGTACCGCGCTGGCCACATCCTGGGCAAGCGCGACGCCGCCGGAATTTACGGCCAGGTTGCCGGATGAGTCAACGACCAGATCCCAGCCTCCTCCGGTCTGGTCTGGCGTGGACAGCGCGAGAGTCTTCATGGTATCCCTAGTAGCGGGCGAGACCGCTCAGCTATCCTCCGCAGCGAGAGATCGGCCATGCCGCCGATCCTACGAGCCCGGGACGGGCGGGCCGCTCTGCCCGGACCCGACCTGAACGCTGGAGTGCCCGTGGGTCGAGAGGTGGACATTCGACCCAGCCCCCGTTCCGCCGGCGTACGCCTCGACCTCCCCGGATGCCGAGAATTTGCCATTCTGGTCGAGCGTATAGGTGGCGTTCCCGACCTGGATCGTGATCAGGTTGTTGGCCAGGGTGATCGTGTTCCCGTTCTTGTCGAATATCTTCAGGCCGGTACCCGTGAAGGCGACGCCCTGGGCCGGGGTCGCGGTCGACAGGTGCTGGCCGTGGTACACGCCGTCGGCTAGGTCGTGCCGCCTCCTCGACCCTGGGTTCGCCTGGTCCGCGTTCGCCCGGACCACGCTGGTGTCCCGATCGTGGACGACGATCTCCCCGATGTCACCCTTGACCGGGTCGGCGATGACCGAGCCGAGGGCGCTCTGGTATCGGAAGTACGGGATCTTGTAGACCGTGCCGTGGGGCGTCGAGCTGCCGCTCCTCCCGTCCACCATATTCACCAGC